AAACACTAGGGGCCCCCCTCCACCGCACCCCCCTGGGGTAGGACCCGCTCCGTGGTGGGAGTATTATCAGGGGGGTGGTCCCCCGGGTGGGGGCCCATGGGATTGGCGGGCTCGGCGGGCTCGGTTGGGATCTGCAACCACCAGCCGCCCACGGGCTCGCCGTCCGCCTTGGTGATGCCGCCTTTGACGCCGTTGACTCGGAACTGCTTGACGGTCTCGATGCCCGCGTCGACCAGCGGCTTCAACTGCCGACCGAGCTCGGCGGCCACGCGCTGACCGATCTTATCGCCGACGTTGTCACCCAGTCCCCCGACGGGTTGCTTGTCTTCATTACACATAGCTTGCTCAATTGCTTAGCTGAACGTGACGACTCGCTGACCGTAGGCTTCGTCGGGTACGCCCCGACTGCCGGTCAGTTCGATCGGTCCGTCGTCGTGCGAGTTCCAGGCCTGCCACCGCAGGTTGTATTTCTGGGTCTCATCCCAGATGAGGCCGGCCATCATCAGCGCGTGCCGCCACCAGTTGTAGGCGATGTAGAGTGGGCTTCCTCCACCCGGCTGTAGTAGCAGGCTTACGCAATGCTTGACCTGCTCGTGTTCGTTGCGTCGTCGGCCATCGACTCCGATCGTATCGAACCATTCCAGCGGCCGGTTTTGCAGTGCGTCCCGCTCCCAGCCCTCCTTGAAGCTCCGCTGGTCGGTCGTGCCGTCCCGCGCAAAGACCGAGCTCGCGACGCCGCGCTCCTTGGCCCCCTCGATCGCCGAGGTGAGGTAGTTGCCCCGGTTCTTCCAGCCGACCAGCCAGCCGAGAGTGGCCGGTGCCAGTCGCCGAAAGGGTTGGCCCTGCAACAGCCGAGCGGCCTCGACGCAGCTCGCTATACCGTAGGCCCAACAGTAATTGGTCCCGCCTTGGTTCTTGGCTCCGACATGGGCCCGCTCGAAGTGGTGAATCGGAAAGGCCTTCTTGGCGTTCGCCTCTTCGATGCGTTCTTTCCACTGATCTTCTGGCACCAGCTTATCGGCCATCTCGCCGAGCGGTTCGAGGCCGATCGCCCGCGCCTCGGCCGACCCATAGAGCTTCGCTCGCTGGATCGTGCCGGCCTCGACGGGCACCTGCTGCCAGTTCGTATCGGTAATCAATCGGATCATTTGCCACCGCCCTTCTGTGTTCCCCGTTGAAGCAACTCGAACACGGCGTCCTCGTCGACCGGCAGCGGAAAATCGATCACCTGGCCGCCGCCGATCGGCTCGAGACAGATCCGCGGCAGGGTGTCACCTTCCACGGCGTCGAAATACTTCGCCAATTCCGACGGCCGTTCCCCGTCGGGTCCCTCGATATGCTGGTCCACCAGTGCTACAACCTTGTGGCCCGCAGTCTCCAGCCGCTCCCGGAACGTCAGGCTGCTCAAGAGGATCGCCTGCGCCGGGGGCATCTCGTCCAAGTCGTCCTTCTCGAAGATAACCGCCACCCGGTACTTGCTCCCAGGTGGCGGCAACGGAGGGTTTTCATCATCCCCGTCATCTGGATCCTCGTCATCCCCATCATCCGGATCGGGCGGATCCTCGCCGTCACCCACGATCACGCGGACCGAGGCCAACACGCGTTGCTGGCCGTTGGCCGCGTCGTATCGCACGATAGCGAAGTTGTAAGTCCCGGGGCGTTCGCCGCTAAAATAGGCACGTTGTCCCGAGGCGATCACGTCGAAGTTCTCCGACGGCGGCAGGACGATCCACTCGCCCACGGCCGGCACGATGCCCCTCGCCTCGAGGCGTACCAGCCGGCCGACGGGCACCCGCTCGGGTCCGACGATAGCCGGCTCCTCGGCCCGAGCAACCCCGCCGGCTGCCAGCACGACGGCAAGAAACACGATCGGCCACGCCCGGGGCGGGTGATCGGGTGAGGGGGTGACGGGCTGATCGGGTGACGAGGTGACGGCATGATCGAGCCGCTCTGGGTCGCAAAGCCCGAATTTCCTTTCCAGGTCGTGCATTAACTTGTTAGTGAAGAAGGCGAAGCCTTGGGCCTTTTGTCCGGGCAGCCGCAGCGGCCGATTGGTCAACACGCCGACGATCGCCGAGGCAATCCCCGTCACGATCGTCGCGCCGCCGATCAGCCACGCATACTCTTGCAGCGCCGGCTCCCCGGCGATCGCCGTGCAGGTCCCGATCAAGATCATCAGCCCGGCCACCAGCAGCCGCTTGCTACCGTACCAGTCCGTGTAGGGTTTCTTGGTATCCGCGTTCATGGCTTGGTGGGGGGTTAGGGGCTAGGGATTGGGTTTCCGTACGATGGCGCTGCGAGGCCGTCGCTTCCGGCGTGACGTGGCGTTTCACGCCGACGTCGCCATGGGCGAGTCGAACGCTTCGACGGCCGCCTCGTCGACGATCGACGCGAATTCTTCCAGCGCCTGCGCTTCGGCCGAGTTCGGCATGAGGGTCGGCACGTCGACTCGCGGCCCCTGGCGCTGCGCCGCCTCGACGGCGACGGTCACCATCGCAGGCGACGCCGTGGTCAGTGCCTGCCAACATACGGCGTGACGCTCCCACAAGGCCTCGCCGGTGAGTCCCCATTTCCTCTTGATCGCTCGACGCAAGAGCAGCGACACGATCCAGCCAGGCTCGTTAAGTCTCGCCTCGACCCGCCGTGAGGAGCGCTTCGCCAGGCAGTCCTGGATCATTGGCAGGAGGAATGGCATCAGGATCAGCAGGAATTCCATCGTTTCGTCTCCGTGTGAAAGGGTGAAAGGGTGAGGGGGCTAGGGGCTAGTAACAGGTGGACGCTAGGCCGAGCACGCCGGCCCATGACTGCGTACGGCTCGGCGGAGGTGGACGGTAGCCCGTCGTACCGCCGTCCTCGGGCCATTCGTCGCGATGTTCCAGCAGGTCGATCAGAATTCGACATTCGACCGCCTCGGCCACCCGCCGGGCGGCCCGCTGCACCACTTGGGGCGACGGCAGCGCGCAAAACGAGCCCGCGGCGCTACTGCTAGCACTGCGGGCTCTACATCGTCGGCCGTCTCGGCCAGGTTGATTTTGCTTACAAGCTTCGGCGGTCATCGGGTTCGTTCCGAGTTGTCCGCCCTTCGGTCTCCCTTACTATTTCCACTCAGGGCGAACGTGTCAAGGGGGGTGAGCGGCACGGCGCTAGCCGCCGGCGATCGGGTGAGGGGGTGACTTACGGTCGCGTCAACTCACTCCGTGCCTTGCGGCAGAGGGTGGTCAGTCGGCGCAGGTCACGCTCTGGCAACAGCTTCAACGATTCGACATATTCGATCAGCGCCAACGCCGCCGTGGGGTCCGGCACGAAGTCGATACGCCGCTCGGTCTGTCTCACCGCGTAGCGGAGCGCGCCGGCGCGCGTGTTGAGCGACATCGTGCGGCGAATCGTCTCGACAGCCTCCTCGTCGCTGGGAGATAGATAGATCGTGCGTTTGCGTCGGTACCGGTCGGTGGGTGGCATATTACTGGGCCCAAACAAGATCTCGGTTTACGGGTGGCATCTTTTTCGTCGCCCATTCAGGGATCCGATACGGGTGGCATCTTTTTCGTCGCCCATTCAGGGATCCGATACGGGTGGCATCTTTTTCGTCGCCCATTCAGGGATCCGATACGGGTGGCGGTCAGGCATTCACCGATTCGCCTCCAACAAATTCTCGATTTCGGCGGCGCGGACGGCTCGCGTCTCCATCAACTCCAGAATTCCAATTGCCCCTGGCAGTCGTCGTTCCCACCTGGTAACTTGCGATCGTCGAGCCACCACCCCCAGAACTCATCGAACGTCTCGAATGCCCGATAGGTTCGCGTGTCAACGCCCTTCGCCTTTTGCTCCTCGAATCGCGCCTTGGCCGCCCTATAGACCTGCCTGGTCACCGCGGGATAGCGGGTCGCGTCCCGCTGCCGTTTCCGCGGTGGAGCCATCGGGCACAAGATGCACCCGAGGCGGCCGAACCCCTCGTCGTACAACTCGCAATACCGCAACCCTCGCTCGTGGATGAACCGCCAGACATCGTCTTTGCGCCAGTGCAGGATCGGGCAAACGGCATAGTCGCCCGTCCCCCGGTGGCCAGTAAACACCTGCCAATTCGCGGCCCGTCGCGGACTCTCGGCCGCCCGGATACCCAGGATGAGCCGTGCCCCCTTCGGTGAGGCCGCGTCTTCCTTGAGTATCTTGCAACACCACCGAACGCGGCGAGTCGGCAGCCCCATCGTGCGTACCCACTGCGCGAACGACTTTTCCGGTTTATTGAACTCCACATCGGGATGATGCCGCCGAATGAATTGCACTAACTCCGGCGGGTCCAGCGTCGTGGCGTTGTAATGCCACCGAACTGGAACCATCGCTAACCTCGCCAACTCCTTAATCACCACGGAATCCTTGCCACCCGAGAACGCGCCGTAATACGGTTCGTTGTCAGCCGGAGCGTACATCTTCAACGCCTCAATCGAGGTGTCAAAGAGCCGCGCAAAGAACCCGGGCAATTGCTGTTGCGTAGGCATGGCGTTCACCGATTCGCTTCCAGCAGGTTCTCGATTTCGGCGCCGTCTTCGTCGAAATAGGTGACTTGGGAGTGGGGGTGGCAGTTAAGCACTTCGCCCGGGTAGCGACTGCCTAAATCGAACAGCACATCGAGATTAGAGGAGCTGTTGTGACCCACGATCGTTCCCATCTCATCGCCGACCCGGACCCGCATTCCGACCCGAGCGAACGGAATGCAACGATACTTCGCCATTCGCCGGAAGCCGGCGGAAGTAACGAACCGCCGACGATTCCGGCGAGCCCGAATGTCTGTATATTTCACGTCAGGAGTCCAGTCGGACGCGTTCAGACAATAGAACGACTTTGCTTTGCCAATCGAGGTCGCATAGATTGTGTCCGAGGACTGCTTGCAGCCCTCGACCCAGCATTCATATGCTTCAATTGACGATGGAGCTTGTTTGGTACTCATCACCGATTTGCCTCCAGCAGGTTCTCGATTTCGGCGGCGCGGACGGCTCGCGTCTTGGGGCCGCCCTGGTCGAGATACTCGATCATCAGCGCCTCGATCTGGGCCAACAGCGGCTCTTTCGTTTGCGGCTTCTCCGTTTGCGGCTTCTCTGGTTCGACCGCTTCCTCTTCCGCGTCCAGGTCGAAGCACGGCCGGCAGTCGCCGTCGTCGTAGAATTCCGAGCCGCCACACTTCGCACAGACGGGCACCCGGTCGAGCTTCTCGTCGACGATCTGCTGGGCGATCTCCCGCTGCTCGGTCGGCTCCAGCGCGGCCAGCTTAGCCAACTCGGTCTTCTTGTTAGCCACCGGCGTATCGGCAATGATCTCCACCGCCAAGTCGTCGAGGCATTTGGAGAGGGCCACGTCGGCCTGCACCGATCGCTTGCTCTTCCCGGTCGCCTTGGCCGTATCCTCGGAAAACGGCGCAGTTTCTGCGCTGTTCTTTTTCGGCCGTCCCCCCTTGGGCTTTTTGGTTTCCGGGTGCATCGCCTCGTAGATTTCCTTGCGACGCTCCAGGGCCTTGATCCGCTCGGCCTTAGTCAGCGGCGAGCGCATGAGGTTCTCGTCGATCTCGGCCAGTTTGGCGCCCAGATCGTCGACGTCGAGGATGACGGCCGGGATCTTGTCGTACCCGAGCTTCGAGCAGGCGGCCACGCGGCGGCGCCCGTAGATCAGCTTCTTATCGACCGTAATCCCGATCGGCTGCAACAGTCCGACCCGCGAGATGGACTCGGCCAGTGCATCGACCGCCTTGTCGTCGGTCGCCCGCAGTTCGTTGGCAATCCGCAGCCCGCTCAGCGGGATTTCCTTAACTTTCATCGCAACAGTCCTTTCCGTTGCCTTTGGCAGGCCCCAAGACGTCGATCACAATCGCGGGGTGGATCCACTGCTCGGTGGGTTCGCCGTCGTCCTCGGGAGTCTCGACAAACCTCACTTTGTACGACGTTTCACCGACGGCAATGACCTCCGCCTCCTCTCGGATCCATTGCCACCCTCGCCCAAGCAAGCCGGCCGCAACGACGACCCGATCGCCCACCTCTGCCTGCGTAGCAGACGGATCGACCAACAGCCGGCGGAATTCCTCATCGCGTCTCGCGTGTTCATCGCTCATCATTTTCTCCTTATCCGTGTTCAACGTTCCCAGGACGGTTCGATCCAGAGGTGGATCGGACCGAGGTGGACCATGAGGCTGCGGCCGCTCCGCGCGACGTACCAGGTCCACCAGCAGAGATTCAGCTCGGCGACGATCCGAATCCCCCCGATCCGCTGCCCGTTATACCGTCCCCGTGGCCACTTCATGCTTCTCTCCTTATCCGTGTTTATCCGTGTTCATCGGTGGTTCCCTTCCGTCGTTACCCGGGCATTTCCGCCCAGGTCCGCCCATCCAAGACCGGCAGGCCGCCGTCGTCTTGTCGCATATCGACCCACTTCGCCGAGACCCACTTCGCTGTTCCCCACTGCTTGAAGAAGAACGGCACCTTCGCCTCGACGCACTGATCGCGAATGGCCCGCACCCAGTCGGTTTCCATGGGTCTCGCCCCGGGGCCCGACTCGCCGCCGACGATGACCCAGTCGATCTTGCCGCTAAACTGGCGGTCCACAAAGCGGCACCCATTGCCAGATTCCTCGACGATGCCATTGAGCACAAACCGCTCCCTGCGTGATGAGGCATAGCCTTGTAGTGCGTTTATCTTCGACGTTTCGCCCTTGCCGGGCCATGTGCGATGCGTATCGATACTCGTCAAATCCAGCGGCCCCAGCAGCGGCTCAATCGAGAGGAACTTGACCGCCGCCGGACATTCCAGTAGATGCGGAATCCGCTCATCCGCCGCCTGGTTCTCGACCGACGTGCCCAGCCAGACGTTTGGGAGGGCTGGTGCCGAGAGACCAGTGCCAGAGGTGCCGCCGAAGAACTCAACCATCCGCTCTGGCCGCTTAGTCAAGACCTGAAACGTGTGCCACGACGCCCGTTCCATGACATCGAACACCCGATCGATAAACTCAAACGGCACGTCCTCGTGGAACAGATCGCTCATCGAGTTCACGAAGATCTTCCTAGGCTTTTTCCACCGCAACGGCCGCTCCAACTCATCCGGATGACACCGCACGGCGAACGGGTCGGCGTGATCGTACTTCGCCTGGCCCATCGCCTTGAGCCGCTTCGCCGTCCGCTGGGCGTAGCAGTTCGCGCAGCCGGCCGATACCTTGGTACATCCGGTAACCGGGTTCCACGACTCGTCGGTCCAGGCGATTTTGCTCATGGGTTTCTCCGGGGGTTAGAGGGTGACGGGGTGAGTGGGTGATCGCTTGCGCGTCCTTCTCACCCCGTCACCCTTTCACCCCCTCCTTTCCAAAAGACGCGGACCGACGGCCGGTTGACCGAAGGACAAGGGCTTGAAGTCGTACCCGCCTTCACCGCCGGCCCGCGCGTAGGTTAGTTTATTTTCGTCAACTCGACGTCGATGCCCAGGGCGATAGCGACCAGGTAGAGCGTGCCGAGCCGGACGCGGTCGAGGCGGCCGTCGAAGATCCGCGTGATCGCGTAGTGCGACACGCCGGCCTTACGTGCCAGCGCCGCCTTCGACAGCCCCAGTTCCTTCCGCCGCTCGTCCAATACTTTCCGCGTAATTTGCCGCCGATTCATTTGCTTCTTCCCTTCCTTATCCGTGTTCATCTGCGTTTATCCGTGGTTCTTTCCGTCGGTGACCGGGAACCGCCATCTCGACAGATCCTCCCACCGATCGAGGAACGCCTGTTCCGCCTGCTCGCTCGTGTAGATCAGCCCGAGCGGCTCGGGGTACGGGTCGGCCGTCACGCTGGGCCGGCGGGGATTGCCGCCGAAAAGGTCCCTCGCCTCTCGGGCACACTCGCGCCCGTCCGCCTCGATGACTTCGGCCGGTACGCCGCCCGGCGCGAGGTTCAGGGCCTCGGCCACGACGTCCATGATGCGATCCTCGACCGCTTCGAGCGACCGATAGACCGGCGGATGGGCCGTGAGCGTCTCGGCCAAGAACACGAACGGCTTGATCGGCCGGGGCACGTCGCCCAAGCCGGTGTAGGTTTCGGGCGCGTCGTGCACCAGGCCCCACAGCGCGAGCATCCCCTCGTTGCGGTACGAGACGGCGACGCTATGTTGGGCGACCGTGTAGTAGGTCGAGGCATTGAACCGAAACGTGTGAGCCAGCGCAAAGGCGATGTCCTCAATGAACACTTCCTCGGGCCGTGGATCCAGCGGATGAAAGAGCATTCCGCTGCGGGTTATAATGCCCGGCCCGGGCGGCGGATTGGAATTACGCGGCATCGTCCACCTCCGGATCGAGCAGGATATCGAACACCTCGCGGCGATGGACCGGCACCTTCCTGGGCGCATCGATGCCGAGCCGCACCTTATTGCCGCGGATCCTCAGCACGCGAATCACCACGGCTGTCGGTTCGTTACCGATCACGATCTCTTCTCCCGTCTCTCTTGATAAGACCAACATTCCCATTTTCGTTTCTCCTTCTTTCTATGGTCAAAATACGTCCGGCAACTCCGCTCCAACAAACTTCGCCTCGGGGCATTCCCACGTTCCGACGATTCCGTCGGCATCACACGCCGCGATCGCCTCGCCCGCCGAACTCGCTCGGGCCATGCCCTCGTGGCGAATCCCGACCACTCGCCACCAGCCGGTCCGGCCGTTGTCCGGGTGGGAGTCGCAACGTGCTTTCCGCGCGGCATCTTCCGCCTGGAACGCCGGCTGTAGTGCGGCGAAAGCCTCGGTTACCGACCCCGCCTCGGTTCTCCGCTGGCGACATTCGGGCGTCGCCGCTACGTGTTCCTCGTACAGCCGTGACAGCGTCCCGATGTCGTCTATCATGTTACATGCCTTCGCGACGAACAGTTCGTCACACCATGGGCAGGCGGCGACGGCATTGTTCCCAACTTGTCCATAGTCCATTGCACTCAGCTCCTTTCGCCTCATATTCGCTTGCCACCGTGGCGATATCCGCGTGTTTTGTTGAACTCCAGCTTTTGTCTGACGGCCTGGTCGATATCGATCCCAAGTCCCGATAGGCAATCGAACACGCGAATCAGGACGTCGGCCATTTCTTCGCCAAAGTTTGGCAGGTCGTCGACTCGAAACACCTCCAAGGCCTCCGAGATCTCACTATGAATCAGGGCCAGGAATGCCGGCACCTTGTAGTCGAGCGACCAATCGTCGGGTTCCATGACGTCCCAGCCGTTGGCACGGTTGATCTCCAGAATTTCCGCGGCCAATTCGTTCAGCGTCTGCATTTTCATCCTTCGTCTCCTTTGGATTTGCGTTTCAGCCACGGGCAATCCGGCGCGTGCAAGAGGCATAGGTCGTTCAATCGGAAATTGAAGTAGGCGCCCGGCGTTTTTTTGATCGAGTTTTCCCGCCGCTTGCGCTCGGTGGCGTCGAGCAGGTTGTTCAGCATCGACTCGGCCAGGCCGTACAACAGCACGGCGTCGGCCGCATAGGTCGCCAAGTGGGCACCCATCTTCGGATCGCTCACCTTTCGGAAGACCGTCGTGACGATTCGCGTCCTGGCCTGTTCGTTGGTTTCCGTGACGTGCTTGTCGATTTCCCGGCCGCGAACGACGTGCCGCTGCTCGATGCTCGGCTCGATCAGATCGCCGATCTGGTTGAGGTAGCGATCCGCGGCCGGCGGCGGCTCGTCGATGATCAGCGTAGCGCTAGAGCAAGCGCTGCCTCTAACCAAGCTTCCAAGGATTGGTTCTTGGGACTTGGAAGAGTTTGTTTCTTGTTTTCTTGGTTCTTGGGGGGACCGTCCGGTTTCCGGGGCGATAACTGGACGGTCTACCGGAAGGTCCGGCGGGTTTACCCTGTTTTGTAGGCTTTGTGGCAATTCGCTTCCGGTTTGCCGTCCGGTTATCCGTCCAGTTTCCGGGGCGATAACTGGACGGTCTACCGGAAGGTCCGGGGGCTTGGCCCAAGGGAGTGCGGGGGTCGTTTCCCCCGGCTTGGGTTGGGGCGCTTGGCCGCCTCGCTCGGCGGAAAATTCTTGGGATTGTTTGGCGTTGTCGTGAAGCGGCAACGGCAATTGCGGGTCCGGCGGCGGGTAGCTTTCCCCCGGCATCGGCTCTTTCACCTCGACGTAGAGCGTGCCCTTTTTTGGTCGCGCATGCACCTTGATCAGTCCGTACTTCACCAGTTCCTTGACCCAACTGGCCGCCGCGTTGGGCGTGCGTCCTTGCGCGGCGCCGAGGTCGCGGGATCGGATCGACAGGAATCCCGCCTTGCAGCCTGCCAAGAGCCAGAGCCACTCGTAGGCCCGCTTCGACGCCGATCCCATCCGGTCGTGCTCCCAGACCCGATCGATCAGCGCCATCCCCTGGCGAATCACCTTTGCCGTCTCGTCGTTCATCCGTGTTTATCCGAGTTCATCCGTGGTTTCTTTACTGGGGCTTTTGGGGTCGGTGCTTTCGGGCTTTGGGTCCGCGGCCGGCGCCGGATGAGCGGTCAGTGCGGCCGGCTCGACGGTATACTCATTGTCCTCGATGTCTCGGACCTTCACTTTCGTTGCCGACACGGACACGACGCTGCACCACCAGAGCCCCTCTTCGTCGCCGGCCGAACAAACGAGTTCCATTTCCGGCACGATCGACTCGAGATCCGTCGTCCACGGCAGCGCGTCGGTCAGCCGATTCAACTCCTTCTCGGCGTCGGCCGGGGCCTTTCTCAAGTCGTCCAGCTCGGACTCGCTTGTCTCGACGTTGAGCAGTGCGACCAGCTTCTCCTCGGCCACGGCCAGGCCGTCGGTCAGTTCGATCCCGGCCCCCGCGCAGACGGCGGAGAAGGCCGCCTTGTAGCTCGACTCCACGTTGATCTCCGCCTCGGCAGCGGCCAGGGCCTTTCGAAGGTTCGCCACCGACTGATCCACGTCGGCGATCGGGTGATCGGCCGCCTGGAACCGGTGGGTCGCGATCGATAAGCCGGCCTTCGCCGCGAGCTGCACGAGCCGGTAGGGTAGGCCGACCGTGTCGATCGCGTCGATCACCGCCGACGCTTTCTCGATTATCTCCGGGCCGGCGATCGCCAACAGCGTGATCACATTCTCGAGGAGCTCCTCGCAGACCGGGTCCTCGCAGACCGGGTCCTCGACGGGCGGATCGGGTGAGCGGGTTTTTGCCGCGACGTCATGGACTCGGACCGACGCCTCGCCGACGCCGCCGAGGATCGCGTGAAAGAGAATCTGGTGGCTGAGCTTGTCCCGGTTCAGCGCGCCCACCACCCGGTCGAGTTCCCGGACGACTTCCTCATTGTCGCCGTCGAGGAGCAACCGCTCCAGGCTTTGGCGGTGCCGTTGGTTCTCTCGCCGCATCTCAGCGACGTTGCCCGGCTTCATCGGTCCGATGTCGAACACCACACCCATATTACGTTACCTCCTATATCTATACCAAAACACTCGGCCGGCGTCGGGCGGGTGCCCGAAGAACGCCGGCCGAGGCTAAGAAGACCTTCTTGAGGAAGAGAAGAGGGGCGCGTGCCCCTAAAGAAGTTGCCCGATGGCCCACCAGAGAAGCAGAAGAATCCCCGCGACGATCGCCAGCAGGAGCCGGGCGAGCAGGTAGGGCAGTAGGTCGCGGGGATCTTGGAGCATGGCCGCATTGTAGCTGATGCGCAGCTTCCCCGCTCGATGCGAGGGCACCGTTTTCGAGTCGTTGTCGTTCCGTCGCGGCCATCCGGGGCCGTCCTTCCGTCGTCGTTTTCATTTCCGTACGATGGCCTTCCGAGGCCGTCGCTTCCGTCAGTCGGTTCGGCTTCGGCGGCCGTTTCGCTGGATGTCGTCGTACACTTCCTGGCGATGCACCGGCACGTGCCGCGGCGCGTCGATGCCGATCCGCACGCGTTGATCGCGCATCACAATGACCGTGACAGTGATGTCGTCGCCGATCCGAATCCGTTGTCCCGCTTTCCTCGATAGGACGAGCATGGGACCCTCCTTCATTGCCTGAGGGGATCGCACGTCGTGGTTCCCACACGAGCCGGCCGGCGGTTTTCCCTCCGCCGGCCGGGATCCGTGGGAAAGACACTCCGTGCCTACGATCCGTCTCGTCGGCCCGAAATCCGTCGGGCCCCTCCGTGGAGAGCCACCGCATCGAGTCGACGCGAGGTCCATCCGTGTCTTTTGGTATTCTTGGTATAAGTGGCTTTGCCTATTGATCATTGGTTATTCGATCCACTCCTTGCCAACCGCCAGCCCGCCTTGCCGATCCGAATGGCGACGATCACCAGGACAAGGAACATGACGATACTCAACAAGACAGCGAGTGCGATCCATAGCGGCGAGAGTACCCACCACCACGACCAGTCGATCACGTCGCACAGTTTCAGGACGACAAAGACAATCGTCAGGACGCCACAGAACCCAATGCCCCCGGCTCCGCCATTACTATTCGAGTTACCCATTGTCGTGGTCCTTCCGTGTTTTTTGGTATTCTTGGTATATGGCGACTTGAGTCATAGCGTCATTTTCCCGCCGTGGACGGAGCAAACTTGCGGAAGTCTTCGTCGGGCACTTCGCCGATCACCCATTCCTCGGGCTGTTCGATCACCGCGAGCATTCGCAGGGCGCGATCAAAACACGCGGCACCCCACCCGCCGAGCCGCAAGACGCGAGCCCCCGAGGGCGTTTTCTCCAGCTCGAAGTAGAGGTACGGCACATTGGGCTCTTCGTTGCGGCGCCACGCAATGGCATGGCCCGCCTCCAACGCCTCGATCAATTGCACAGCCGTCATCGCGAGTCCTTTTTGATATAGGTGGCAACGTCCAAGAAAGCTCGGGGGCGCGGCCGCGACGTAGGCCGGCAGATTATGGCCCGCCGCGAGCACGCGGCCCCCGAGGTGACGTAACGCTAGAAGAGCGTGAGTTGCGTGTCGCCGAAGGTCGGCATGGGCGTGCGCGGCAACAGGTCGAGTTGATTGCCCAGGCCGGTGATCCCGCGATCCAGATAGGCTTCGGTGACTCGCGGGGACGAGTGGCCCAATTGCAGTGTGGGATCGCCGCCGGCCGCCTTGATGTAGGAGGCATTCGTCTTGCGGAACTTGTGGAAGAGGTCCTTGCAGGTCGTCGGCAGGCCGGCCCGTACGAGGATCTTGCGCAGGTGCCGGGTCAACGTATTCCACTGGCGGATATTGCGGTCGTAAGGCCAGGGGAAGAGCCACTTGGGCGATCGTATCCGCAGCAGGACTTCCATCGTTTGTTCCGAGAGCGGATGGGACTCCTCGACCCCGTGTTTCTGGACCTCCGCCGGGACGACAATCCGCCGGTCGATCAGGTCGAAGTGTTCCCAGCGGCTCCGCATCGTGGCGGTGATCCGTAGGCCCGACTCGTAGAGCGTGCCCAGCAGGGCACACCACCAGAAGTTGGCCGGCGTGCCGCACAGTTCGCCCGGCTGCTGGGCGGCCGACTGAAGAATCCGAGCCATTTCGTGATCGCGCCACGCCTTGGGCAGCCGCTTGGGTTCCTTCAGTCGATCGACGTGCTCGGGCTCGGTCGCGAGCTTGCGCTGGAACGCATATGCCCAGATCGCTCGAATGTGCGTGAGGAACTTGTTGGCCGTGGCATGTGTTCGGCCGCGCTCGATAAGATCCCACATGATGGCGGCGATCAGGTCCCCGGACAATTCGCCGAGCGTCGGATCGTGGCCGCAGAACCGGTGCAAGTGGTTCAGGCAGCCGCAATACTCCTGGTTGGTCGTCGCCGGGCTGCCGGCCAGTTTCCGGAGCCGGTAGGTCTGGACATAGAATTCGCGCACGGTGATCGCTCGGATCATGGGTGACCCCCTTGGTGCGGGCGTCCGTCGCACCACTGCTACTATCCGTGCAGTGCCCGTCGAAAAAGTAGAAAAGCTGGACTGGGTAATGTAGGTTAAGTATACCACATGGCTCGCGTTTGATTGCGGAGATTGCCTGCACGACCGATACGACCGTCAAACAGTCTGGGGAATTCCCCCAGGAGAATCCGGGGAAAGCACGCATCGGGATTATGCGGATAGTTCTGGGCATACCGGTAGCGTCCGGACTCCGACCTCGGTGCGCAAGGCACCGAGGCCGAAGGCCGTTATCGACGCATGAAGGGCTCGGGTTTAGGCCGGACAGGCAACGTTTCAATGCCCGGCCGCGCTTATCGCGCGGCCAAGGCCACCCGAGCCAATAAGAAGACCTTCGATAGGACCGTCGTGTTGATTGGGTCGCTAGAAAGTCGTGTTGGGCTCACAAGAGGTCGAGGTCGAGCGAAACGATTTTAGTCACGGCCCGTGAATCTACCACTAGGGTAAATCCTGTCAAGATGATTCTGCCGCCTCTTCCTCATGCACCGACCACAACGGTCGGGACTACTGATGACAGACATATGTCACCGGACTGTCGATCCGGTGGTTGGGGGTTCGAGTCCCCTCGCCCTCGCTTAACGTCGCGTAACTCCCTATAGCATGGGGAGTTACGTGGCTTACGGCCCACAATGGGGGCCGTCGAACGAAGAGCCCCTCACGGGGGCTCACGCGAAGCAGTTTCGTCACTACTTTCAGCGTTCGGCGGCTCCCGCTTTTATTTTCGGATTCTCTGAAAATCGGCCCGATCTAGGGGGTTGGGCTTCGTGAAACCATGGGGTCGCCGAACAGAAAAGCCCCTCACCGGGGCATGCGCGAAGCGGTTTAGTCACGGCTTTCAGCGTTCGGCGGCCCCTGCTTTCTTGGGGGGAGCGCGCACCGGACTACATGTCCGGTGACAATCAGCCTCGGGCGCGCCCTGGACTCTTAATCCAGGGCGCGCACCGGACTTTGGTACTGGATCAGGATCTGGGGTGGGGCTGGGGAATTGCTATTGCGCCAAGCGTCGAGTTCGTCCATAATCGGGGTTTCCAGCACTCGAATCCCTTGGGAGCCTCGCCATGTCTACGGTATGTCAGACGTCACAAACCCAGTTCTACAAGGAGTTTCTCATGGGAAGAGGGCGATTCGAGCTGTCGGACTTCGGCGTGTCACTACCCAAAGAAGAATTCACCGACCAAGTGGTCAACGATTTCTCGGCCATCTACCGCGACGGGTGGACCGTCGACGAACTGCTCTTGCACCCCCGGGAGGCCGAACAGTTCTGCAACGACGTACGCCGCAAACACGGCTACTACGACCTGCCCGACGATATCATCCTACGGGTAATCCTCAACCGCCGGAAAAACCCGTAGTCACCCCCTCACCCGATTTGACAATCCCCCGGCCGCTTGGTAGTCTGGCCGGCGTTCGGTTGTCCAGACTCTTGCAGGGGGAGAGTGATGACGGTGCCGTTCTTTCGGACGCTGTGCAACGTGGCCTTCGGGTCGGCCGTCGGCGTCGGCATCCTCACGTTGGTGGTCGGCTGCGGCGAACGCGATGTGATCGTTATCCGGCTGGGCGTGCAGATGTTTCTGCTCGGTGTGCTCGGCCTAATGATCTCGCAAGCGGTCAACGAGATTGTCGCCGCAATCATCGGGGCGACGCTCGAACTCAAACGGGTGCCGCCCGCCGACCCGGTCGTGACACGGCCGGGCGGCCAGACGAATCGCAAGACTTGCGTGCTCTGCAAACACCTGCTGTTCGACGCGGACGGTCAAGGGATTCTGACCTGCGAGTGCCTCAAGAAGCGATGGAACCTGGGCGACCAAGAGATCTCCGACGCCCGGTTTTGCGATACCATGGTCGTGGCCGATACGTGCGATGAGTTCGAGCCGGCCGCCTTCGGCGATCAGGCCCGGGGCATCCGGCCCAACACACCAAAGCCGATGCGCCGCGGGCCCCTGCGCTGATCAGGGCGGCAAGAGGGCTCGGGGCTTGCAGCCCAGGGCTCGGGCGACGGCGGGCAGGCGGTTCAGCGGCATCTGAACGCCCTTCTCGTAATTGCACCAGCTTGCCGTGGCGATGCCGGCTCGGATCGCGACCGAGGATTGCGGCAGGCCCTTCCTCTCGCGGAAGCGGCGGATCCGCGCGCCGATCTGCTCGGCGAACGTCTTGGGGTCGAGCGGCTTGGTCGGCCGCCCGAGTCGTGGTTTCTTCCGTGGCATGGCTGTCCTTATGGCATGGTTCGCTCGGCGCGGGTGCCCAGATATGAGGCGAACCGGGGCAATCCCCGCTTCGTTCGCCCTTGGTAGGTGTACTTGACGATTGTGCCGACTCGCGGCGGGTTGCGGCGGCTCGCGTCGTCCAGGCCGGTGCCCAGGCGGAACTTCCGGCCGTCGCGATCGCGGACCAGCAGGGCACCGCAGCGGCCCTTGTTGCGACCGGTCCCCTCGGCGTGGCCGACCACCTCGGCGTCGTCGTCGGAGATCGGCGTGTATTTGTAGTCCGTTCCGCCGGGCGTGCGTAGTACCAGCCCCTCGCCCCCGAGGTCGACGATCCGTTGCAACTCGGACTCGACGTGTTCGGGGGACTCGGCCGGCCAACGCGGGACCGTATCGAAATCAACGAACCGGATCTGCCGCCAACGGTCGCCGGCCGTCGGCGAGTTGACCACCGAAAGGACGTCCTCGAAGCGGCCTCGCCCGGCCCACAACTCGCCGCGAGTGGGATGCTCGGGTAAGGCTGCCAGGAACCAGTCGGGGGCGGCCAAGCGGTGGCCGTCACGGCTGCAAAGACTCTCGCCGTCCCAGGTGGCCTGCACGCCATCGACCTTCTCCGAGATCAGGCAGCCGGTCAGGTCCAGGTTGGTGGTATAGATGTCCATGGTTATTTTCCCGGATAGGCGTAGGGGGCGAAGAGGCTGGGACGTGGCAAGGCCGGGGCGTCGACCAGGGTCAGGAACCGGTTCTCCGAGAGGATCGTGACGCCGAGCGGCTTCGGCGGCCGCCCAAGTGGTTTTTTCTTCCGTGGCATGGCTGTCCTTATGGCATGTCATGTTTTTCGAGGCACTCGCTGCAAACACAAAAGTCGTCACCCTCCTCGATCGAGTGGTAAATGCCGACGACACACTCGTCTCGCTCGTCGTACTGTTCAGCGTTGCCGCACAGATCACATTTCGTGTCGTAGCCGGGTTCGCAGGGCGCGAGTTGCATCCTCTTGCCATCCACGCTGATCCACGGGTCGGCCTCGTGGTTTGCATTGAGGACAGCCACGATCTTACTGTTCTTATCGATCGCCATCGTTTTCTCCTTTGCGTTTGTGACCGTCGCGGCTGGTCAGGCTCCGGCCGTCCCAGATCGCCCGCACGCCGTCGAGCTTCTCCGAGATCAGGCAGCCGGTCAAGTCCAGGTCGGTGGTGTAGATGTCCATGGTTACTCTCCGGGATAGGCGTAGGGGGCGAAGAGGCTGGGCCGCGGCAACGCCGGGGCGTCGACCAGGGCCAGGAACTGGTTCTCCGAGAGGATCGTTACGCCGAGCCGCTCGGCCGCCAGCCCCCGCGTGCCGGGCCAACAGCCGGCCACCACGTAGTCGGTCGCGCGGGTTACCCTCGCGGCAACTCGGCCGCCGTGGCGGCGAATCAGGTCGGCGATCTGGCCGTGCCATTTCGGCAGCAGCCCGGCGACAACTACCGTCTTGCCATCGAGCGTGGTCGGGCCGTCGACGTCTTGCTCGGCGTCGTCGATGCCAAGTCGGGCTCGGGCGGCCAGCCGGATTCGGTTCAGCGTGTCGGTTGTCGCGTGCATCGGTTTCTCCTTTGTGTTTCGGCCCCCCGCGTCTATATCTATTATTCGTATATCAGCCGAAAAGTCAACGCCTAAAGCCGGCTATTTCGTCGGATTTCCGGAAAAAGATTCCCGAGGGGGGGAGGGCTTGCCTAGATTGCCGTCACGGACGTCCGGACGTCATCCAGCGCGTCCAGCACGGTCTCGGCGATCGCTTGGGCATCCCAGACGGCCAACGCTCGACGGCGGACGGCCGTTCGGTCCCATTCCAACAAATCCTCCAGGGCCTCGACGATCGGGGTTACCTCGAGGCGGTCGACGCGGATGCCGCTGCGGCCGGGCTCGACGAACGGGGCGCCTCGTTCGATGCCCACGGCCGGGCAGCCGGACAGCAGAATCTCGGCCAACGCCAGCGGACCCCGATCGTCGTCGCTCAGATAGACGCAACTGCGGCTGCGCCGTGCCGCGGCGTAGAGTTCCTCGCGGGAGAACTGGCCGTAGCGGAGGATCTTCGAGCGGGCGTAGCGGGCGGCGATTTCCTCGGCCAGGCCCTCCGGACCGCTTTTGGCGTAGATCAGCACGTCGTAACGGGCCGGCAGCGGGCCGGCGGGTTGCGGGTCGATCGGATAGGGCCACAAGACGATCGGCGCGGTGTTCGCCGAGCCCCGGTGCCGGCGGATCAGCCGCTCGTACCAGGCCGACTCGGTGAAGATCAGCCGGCAGTGGGGCGACTCCAAGAGAATCCGCTCGCCGTACCCCGCGCCGGGGCACCGGCTATTGCCGAATAGGATATTGGGCCCGGTCACCCACGGCCGGCCGTCGGCGTCGTGTTCCAACAGCTCGCCGATGTCTTGCCAGTTCCAGAACCAGATCAGGTCATCCGGCTCGGCCGGCCCGTCGATCACGAACCAATCGATCCCGCGCCGCGCCACTTCCTCCCGCAGAGCCTTTTGGAGGGCATACATGCCGTTGCTCGGCCCGCCGCCCAGCGGCCGGTTCATCGCCCCTCGGAGTCTGACGTTCATGGGCTTTCCCCTCACCAGGTCCTCGGCAGGACGTTCTCGCTAATCGTGGCCGTCTCGATGCCAAGCGGCTCCTCGATGCCCGGAACGATCGCCTTGACTCCGTCGTGTTTCCGCTTGCCCAGCTCGCGCCAGCCGTCGGGGCCACAATGGCTCATCCGGTAGGAGTTGTTTTGCTCGCTCGTGTAGATATAGGCAGGGTCGAAGCCGTGTTCGATCGGGTCAGCCGTCGATATGCCGAACTGCGGAAACCGCGCGAGTAGCTCTTGATCTTCGCCGTTGTCGTAGTTGCGATAGCCGCCGAGCGCGTGAAAGGCGTCCAGCCGGTACGCCCAGCCACCATGGTACAGGCCGCCCGTGTAGTGACGCTGCAACGTCCGCATATCGGGCGTCGTCGCGTTGAGGACCTGGCTGGGCCGCGAGACGGCAGCATGCTCCAGCGCCTCGGCGGCCGCTTCCAGGGCCCAGGGCATGTAGAGGTCGTCGTCGTCCCAGAGGTGGACGGCGTCGACGTCGGCCGAGACCAGCGCCGTCGCCGCGTTGCGCTTCTCGCCGAGCGACCGAAACCGCTGGTCGATCGAGATCAGCCGCCAGCGATCGCCCTCTTGCGAGGCGTATTCGCCCGCGTCGTCCAGGATGATCAGCTCCCGGTCTTCGTGGGTCTGGCGCAGGAAGCAGCGGATGACGCGGCCCAGCAGGTGGGCTCGGAGGTAGGTCACGCAGACGCAGGCGATTTTCATGGGCTTCTCCAGGGTTTGGACGGGAAACGCGTCAGTTGCTGCAGAGTGGGCCAGACCTAAATTCTCCAGTAGTGCGAATGCCCAGTAGGTAAAGCCTGCGACACATGCAACTCGGACACAATAAACCGCCTTCGTCGTTCAGGGGTGCAATTTTGGCCCACACGTCATTCGGCACGACTAAATCTGGAAAACCATACTCATCCCCGTAACGTCGCCCGCAGTCAAAACAGCAAACCTGCACTCGGCGTTTTTCTTCGCGTTGATTCGCGTCCATTCGCGGTTCCTTGTCCTTTATCTTGGGTAGACCAGCGTCCTCGCGTCGAACTCCGGCCCGGGAAACGACCCGGACCGTCGACCGACGCCCGTCTCGTGATTATCGAGCGCCGAGTTCCCGACGCCCGTGTGATCGCAGAGGCTGGGGTAGATGGTCCACGTTCGAAGGCCCTTGTCAAGCGCCCATTTGCCGACACGTGCATCGATCTGCTTATCGGCCTGGACGTCCCCCAGGGCGGCGACCATCCCGCGGGCGTGCGCCGGAGGCATGATCCAGGCCAACGCGCCGCAGTGATACCAGCCGTGATTTAAGAGGTTCCAGCCGGTGGGAAACTTGAACGCGGCCGGCGTATAGAGCGAGGCGAAGGCCACGTGCGGCGACGGCCAGAGCACCCGCTCCATCAGCTCGCGGATCCCGCGGCAGAAGACGACGTCGTCTTGGACCATCAGAAAGGCGTCCACGTCGGTGGCGGAATTCAACAGCCAGCGGAGCCCCTCGATCCAGTTTCGCCAGGCGCCCTTTTGGTGATCGTTGCAGTGGACCGTCCCGCCGCCGGGAATCGAGTCGAACCGCGTCTCCGGCTCGGCGAAGACGTGGACGCCCTCGAAGCCGGCCGCCTCCAGGCTCCCCAGCGTCTCCGAAGCCGTCGACCCGCCGGGCCGCGGTGCCGCCGTCATTCCTACCGCCCAGCGCATAGTCGCTCCTTGATTTGTGTAGAACTGATCCCCGGGGTGTAAGGCACCTCGACAAGCTGCCCGTCCCACGTCGCCAGGGTGTCGATCACTTCGTGCCGGGCCTGTTGTTGTGGCCCCTCGTGCCAGTCGTCGCCGTGGACGACGATGTCCGGCTTGAGCCGTTGCAGATTCGGCCGGTAGTCGAGCGTCGTCTGCGGGATCACCAGCCGGACCCCGTCCAGTGCCGAGAGCACGGCCAGGCGGTCGGCGAAGCAGCACGCCGGCGGGTGGGGTTTGTATTGGGCGATCGCCTCGTCCGTCAAGAGGCCCACGACCACTTCGCCGTAGCAGGCCGCTTGCCGCAGCACGCTGATATGGCCTCGGTGCAGCGGGTCGGCACACATGGCCACGTAGACCATCGGCGTGGTCGCGGATTCCTGGCGGATCGCCGGCAGGCTGTACTTTCCGCGGCGCAGCGGCGTCCGCCAATTCGCCCCGTAGGTCAGCTCGAGGTAGCGTTTCTTCTCGGCCGGAATCAGGAACCGACGGCCGTAGAAGTCTACCCCTGTGAGATTCTCGAAGATCTCGTGGGGGTAGACGATCGATTGATCGTTGGCGTGCCCCGGTTGAAATCGCTTGTAGACGCACGGAAACCAGACGGCCAGGTCACCCGTGTTGCCCAGGTGGTCGCCGAACTTGATCGCGTAGACGCCGCCCGACCAGGGCCGCGTGTGGCGGTGGTCGATCCATTGTTTGAACAGGTTCCGCTGGCGCAGCTCCAAGGCGATCAGCGGGGCCAGCGGCTGAAAGTCTTCGGCCAGGCAGCCGATGTCCAGATCGTCGTCATGGGCGATGATTCGGCCCTCGCGGATCGCGCCCAGCGCCGTGCCGTAGGCCAAGAAGAATCGCAGGCCGACCTCGTCCAGCACGTCGGCCACGCGAAACAATAGTTTCCTTGCGTCTTCAGCTAGCATAGTTTCTCACTTTCTCGTTGCCGATGCACGCTCGGCACAGCGGGTGGGTCGTGCGAGGAAAGCGGGCCAGCAGCTCGCGGTAACCTACCCGCAACGGGCAAACGCTTTCCTCGGTCAGCTCGACGCCCTGCTCGCGAGAGACGGCCAGCAGGTTCGGGCAGCCGTAGACCCGCCCGTTGTAGAGCGCCCAGCCCTCGCAGACGCACTTCGCCGGCAGCACGCTCTCGGGCAGCAGGGCCGTCGGGAGATCGAAGTGGCTGAGTTGATCGACGACTCTGATCTTCGCGCCGTACGCGGCTTGCAGGACGCTGATTGACTCGGCGTTGTCCGCGTAGCGCGAGAGCCTCAAGGTGGTGATGTGGTCCATCACATGGCGGGTCACCCGCTGGTGGGCCTGGCCGTTGGAAAAGACGTTGATCTGCTCGGCCAGGCCGGCCTCCCACAGCATCTCCAGGGCCGGCTCGATGTGTTTCCAGAGCAGCGGTTCGCCGCCGGTGATGATCAGGCTGCGGTACTTTTGGTAACCCGACGCCTGCGTGGCGATAATAAAGGCCTCGACCTCTTCGAGTCCCATCTGGTAGGTCGGATCGGCCCGCATCAGTCCCCGCTGCGAACACTGGGGACAGGCCCGATTGCAGGAGCCCGTCACGAACAGACTAAAATGGTTGTGGTACGGGTCGACCGGAAGCCGGGCGGTCAGCCAGTTCCGCGGCGCCGGCTGCCGGCCGATTTCGAGGTTTTTCATATTGCCGGACAATCGCCAGCCCGGGTCGCCGTCGCGAGCCGGATGGTTCACATGCAACAGCGGGAAGTCCAGCAGCCTGGTCTCGATGTTCATCGCCGCGCGGCGTTCCTTGACCAGCTCGTCCTCGCCGCCCCACTGGGTCAGGCGTTCGTCCCAGCCGCCGATCCGGATCCAATCGGCCGCGGTCATGCCCACCCAAGAGCCGAAGCCGGCGGTTCGCTTTGGGAGGAACCAGAGCTGGTCGAAGTCGATCGGGTTGCCGACCCGGTCGACTTCGACATTGCGGCAGAGACACCAGACGGCCCGGCCGTCGGCGACGGTCTCCAGGGTGGCCTCAACTAGGCCCGGCGGAATCAGGCAATCGAGATCGACGCAGACGATCACGCGGCAATGGGGCAAGAGGGCCGTGATCCCGCGATTGCGGGCCATCGACCGGCAGAGCGTCTCGCCGGTCGACTCCCGCTCCACGTGCAGCCGATAGGCCGTATCAGGCGCCGACCTTTGCAGGCATCCGACGAACCGATCGACCAGGGCGTCGTCCATTCCGACGGCCGCCACGACGATGCCGAGTTTTTCCGTTGCGTCCACTTGGTTCTCCTTTTTTGGGTATCGATCGGAAGACCCGGCACCAGCGGGCCCAAAGGTCCTCGGGGTCGCTCAGCGTGTGGATCAGCCGATGGTAGGCGCGGTGAGCCATTTCGAGGCGGAAGGTTTCGTCGTAGGCCAGGTGCGCCAGCCAATGGGCCATTTCGCCATCCGATTCACATGTAAAGCCGGTGCGGCCGTGGTCGATCATTTCGGGCCAGCCGCCGCGGCGTTCTACGACGATGGGTACGCCGGAGGCCATCGCCTCGAGGCCCGTCCGCGGCCAGTTTTCATTCTCGACGCCGTTGATCTGGCAGTAGGCGTGCAGCGATGCCAGAAACGCCGGGGTATCCTCGGCGCACTCGGCCAGCGTCTCGACGAAGGCCGGGGGCTGGCCGATCGTCTTGGTGACGGCGTCGTTGTAGCCCATCACGCGATATCGCTTGTTTTCGTAATCGACCCGCCGGAGAATCGGCCAGGTGTTGGTGGAAAACTTCGCCGGGCTGGCGCGGGAGAGCCGGCCCATGACGAACGGGTCGCCGGCGGTGCGCTCTTGCGGGGCGAACTCGAACTCGTCGACGTCGATGAACCCGGGGACGTGATGGAACTGCGCGGATCGGACGCCGAAGCCGGATAGCTCGGAGGCCAGCCGCCGGCGTTGGAATTGCGACTGGCAGACGTAGGCGTCGAACGGCCCCTGCACGGCGTAGAGTCGCCGCTCGTGCTCGTGCAGCCAGTTCATGCAATTGACCCAGACGACGCGGCAACCGAGCTGGTGGAACTGATCCGCCTCACCTAGGAAGGCCGCGTTGCAGAAGCTGACGACCAGGCCGTCGCGGAGTCCGTCGATCGCGCCGAGGTCGTCTTGGTTGGGATTGGCCCGGTGGATCGTGCAGCCGATCGCCTTGACTCGCTGCCTCCAGAGTTTCGGCGGGCTGGACCAGCTTGGGATCAGATGCACCTCGAGTCCAAACCGACGCCAGAGTTTCAGCACGTGCCAGAGTTCCGTGCAGGCGCCGCCGATCGGGCCGGGAAAGCCGACCACAAAGATGGGTTCCAACTGAGTTCTCCTTTTACAGTGTTTTTACTGTGAATCGCTCACCACGGCCGTATTGCTGCTACCGGAGCCGCTGCCCGGGTCGTAATCCGACGCGATCTCCGAATCGAGGTCGAGCCGATCGTGTTCCCACCAGTTGCCGTTGAGCACTTCACCCGGCGCCGTGTCGGACAGATACCAGTAGACTCCGTCCGTCCAGAGGTAGTAGGCGTCGTCCTCGCGGGTCCAGTAATGCTCCCCGCCATACTCGCCGCTGTAGTTGTAGGTGCCCTCGGCGTCGGGATCGATCCCGGTCGAAAGGCTCGTCACGTAGCGCGGGCCGACGCCCTCGCTACTGGCGCCGCTGCCACTGCCGGAGTCGGGGGCACTGCTATCGCTGCCCGAGTCGGGCGCGCTGCTTCCCTCGTCCGGGGCCGAGCTGTCCGGCGGGGCGCTGCTGTCGGGTGCCGAGCTCGACGTGGTGCATTGCTGCAACGGGACGTAGAGATTGCCCAACGACTCGACCGTCACGCCCGGGGGCAACCAGAGGCGATACTTCGGGAAGACCAGGTTCTGCGTGCATTCGTTTTCGATCGCCGTGCCGATCACGTCGAGATAGGCGGTCGGCGCACTGCTATCGGGCGCCGAGGAATCCGACGCACTGCTGTCCGGGGCCGAACTGTCCGGGGCGCTGGAGTCGGGCGCCGAACTGTCCGGGGCACTGGAGTCCGGGGCACTGGAGTCCGGGGCACTGCTGTCGGGGGCCGATGAATCGGGCGCCGAGCTGTCCGGGCCGCTGGATCCGGACGACGACGAGCCGGTCGACGCCGGCGTGCAGCAATAATGAAACCACCATTGGGGCCGGCCGACGTAGCCGCGTAGTTCACAATGGACAATAAGCAGAGTAAACAGTGGTACATAGGCGTTGTCGATGATGTTGTGGGCCAGGGTTCTCGACGCGTCGAGCGCGTGCAGCCGCTGCAACCTGTGGTCCTGTTTGCCGTGGTCGAGGAAATACTGCCCGTCGACCGGGACGATCCAGTAGGTGTTCGGATTGTCGGCCGCCTTGGGGTAGGTCTTGTCGTCCGGGTCGCGCACGGTAATGGCCAGCCGCGTCTGTCGGGCCCCGGCCGGGCGGGGGTCGCGCAGCAGCGCACTGATCCGGGCGCTCAGAGCGGCGATCTCCGCTTCGGTCTCTTCCACCCAACGCGGATCGGCTGTCCGTGTGCGAGCCGTTCCCATACTAAAAGCCTCCCGTCTGTTGGGTGGCCAGTTGCAGGACGTCCAACTCGGCCCATTGCGTTTGGAACGTGGTGTGGTTAATGTCGCGTTCGTTCTGGGCGAAGTCGTAGCGGGCCTCGGTCACGACGGTCCGGATCGGTTCGAGGGTTTCGTCGGCGCCGACTTCGGTGATCAGGTCCCCGACGTCCAGCATGTCGGTCAAACGCTTCACGCCGAAGGTTAAGATTTGTCGCTCGGTTCCGTACCACTCGAACGCCAGGCGGGCGATATCTCGCAAGATCGGCCGATCGTCGCGGAGGAAGGCGCCGTTCTCGGCCCGTTTGGGGAACCCCTGATCGTCGAGGCCGACGACCGTGTGGAGTTGGATCCACGTGCAACCGGCCACGGCACGAGCGTCGATCGTGAGCGTGCGCAAGGCGTCGATCCCTTGCGGCGCTCCCTTGGGCCAGGTCGCCGTGATGTGGTAATCGGCCGCCAGGCTGACGGTCGCCATGAGGTTGTCTTGCCAGTCGTAATCGCCGTAGAGCTCGTCCGAGTCGTCGGCCGGCCTAAAGTCGGCCGAGGCGATCGCGTATTGCGGCGCGCCCATGACTTTTAAGACCAGGCCCGGGGCCGATTGCTGGGGACGCACCGAGCAGCAAAACTTGCGGCCCTCGTCGTCGCCCATACCGGGGATCTCGTTCGCGGCGGCCATCAGCTCGACCTGCACGTAGGGCCACGGGCCGTCCGGGTTGGTCTCCGTCGACGGGTCGGCGTGCAGGGAATCGGCCTGTTTTAAGAAGACCAGCGGCGGGAGCCTCTCGTCGCCGGCAGAGTCGGGGTTGTCGCCGTCGCCGCCCTGCAGCACGGCCACGTCCGAGTAGTCGCGGCCCTCCCATAGCGGCAAGTCCTGCTCGACCCGTAGCTCGGGAACGTACCAGACGGCCTCGGTCTTCTGGTCGACGCCCAGCGACACATAGGGAAACAGATCGCCGCCGCCACGGCCGTCCTCGCCGTCGTTGACCTGGCCGTCCCAATCCGATGGGATCCGAAAGTAGCTGTAGACGCGGGTGAACTGGTCGCCGGCCCGGTAGTCGCGGTGGAGGTTCATCTTCTGGTCGAAATCGGTGGCGACGTCCGGGTCGGCCGCGGCCGGGCTGCCCGCGTTGTAGAGTTGCGCCGTTGCGGCGGTCCAATCCTGATCGAGGTTCTCGTCGAGCTTGGAAAAGGTGCCCACGCAACGGACCCGCTGACCGACGGCGATCGCCCGCTCGTAGGTCTGGGCCGACGACTTGCGAATCGACGCCAGGTCGACGTCGATCGACCGGTCGAAGTCGATCGTCTTCTGCGAGCGGTTGGCCTCGAGGACCTCGCCCCCGGGCAGGTCAATATCCTGCTCGGCGAACGTGAAGGGCCGGATCACAACCGCCTTGTCGTTGTTCGGATCGATCCGGACCGTGTAGCCGAGCCCGCGGCGGCGATCCAGCAGCTCGTCGAGCACTTGCTTGACCGTGCGGCCGTGCAGGCGGACCCGCGGACCGTCGCTGTCGGACAAGTACCGGTAGGAGGCGTCGGTCATGTCGATGCCCCACTCGATCTCCTGCTGGGCGCCGGGCCCGTCGATGGCCAGCGGCGTGTGATATCGCAAAAGATACCAGAGGATCTTGCGGGTGGACCAGGCCACGGCGTGCTCGGCCGAGTGGGACTGGGCGAAGATGCGTGTACCGCGGGGGCCGGGCTGCTTACTGCAATTTCCCACGTCGGCCACCGCGTTGGGCGCGTTGATCTCCATCGCCCGGCCGAGCCGCTTCTCGGAGCGGTCGGATTGAAGGACCCAGCAGTCGACGATCGGCTGACGCATCAGCAGCGCTTCGAGGCCGTAGGCAATGAAACCCTGAGCGCCGTGGGGGACTCGCTCGTCGTCGTTGCCAAACGTCGCGCCGGCGACGTTGCGAACGTCCTCGCCGATCCGGCCGTACCAATTCCTCGGCTCGTCGCCGCCGCAGTCGATGGCCACCTTGACCCAATGGCCGATCGGGTCCAGCGCATCGACCTGGTCGAATTGCTGCTCGCCCTGCCGCATCCCCACGCCGTAACGACGCGAGAAGCCGGCCGAGGCGACTTGCGGGCTGGCCGTGAACGTCGCGAAGTCGCAGAACAAGAACGGCCGCTCGGTCCAGTCGTCCGCCCACCGTTTTTTGGTATAGACGATCGACGTTCGCACGTCGGCCAGTAGTTCGTTCGGTGTCGTGACGGGGTCGGGCATTTTTGGACTAGGTGGCTACCTTTGAAGTAAGTCGTGGGCGAAGATCTTTTTGTAAACGACCGAGAAGGTCTGCGGCTCGGCGCCGGTGGGTGTCAAGCGATAGCGCAAGCGGTAAGTGTGGCCGCCGACTGGAAAGCAACTGGCCGGCACCAGGTGGCGCATATTAAAGCCGTCGTCGTAGGGCCAGCCGTTGTCGACTTGCGGCGTGTCGTAAATGACGTCGGCCGGGTCAAGCGAGTTGGACTCGGGGCTGGTCTGCTTGTTGTTGTCGTCCATGTCGAAGACGTGATACTCGATCGAGTCGATGGTCGCCTGGGTGATCGCGACGGCGTCCCAGCCGACGATCCGGACCAGGGCGACCAGCCCGTCGTCTTCCCAGATTTCGTAGGTGTCTTGGGTGAACATTTTCGGTATAGGGGGTGGGGGTTAGGGGGCGGGGGACAGCCAATCGCTTGCGCGGGTCACCCCGTCGCCCCGTCACCCCCTCGGGGTTTCTGGACGGTTTGCCGGGTCGCGCCGGCGTTGCGAACCGTTTGCTGGGTCGCGCCGGCGGTGCGGACGCTTTGGTGGCTCGCGCCGGCCTTCTGGACGGTTTGATGGGTGACGCGATAGGGACCGGGTACGATCATGGTTACGGCCGCTTGTAATAGTGGACGTTGACTTCGGCGGTTCCCGTCTCGGCGATCATCTTCAGTAGATCAAAGTGGGCCGTAAACCACCGCTCGGACGAGGCGGCCCACTGTGTCCCGACCGCCGACTCCGGATCGTCCCCGTCGTCGTGTCGTTGCCGGAGGTTTTGGGTGAGGACTTGGATGTGCGCCATCGACGCCCCGTCGTATTTGTCCGGGTCCAGCTCGGCCACCGCGAGGGCGGTAACGCTGATCGTCTCCCAGCCGGTACACTTCAGCGTGGCATCGGTCACGTGCCCGGTTCCTTGGTTTGTGATTTGTCCCATGACGGGTTCCTCTCTTCTAATAACTCAGAAATGGAGTTTGTTTTCCAGGCACTTCTCGCCATATCGGTCCGCCTTGGGGACCGCCACTGGGTAGCTCTCGGAACGTCCAGTTGGTGTTGCCACCGCTGTCGGTCGAGTTGTAGGCGATGCCGGGCGTTCCGCTGGCGTTGCTGTTCTTCAGGTCGACGTTGTAGGCGACGAGGTTACCGGTGGCGTTGATGAACCACTCGGCTGTCGAGGCGGACGTATCGACACCCCGAAGAGTGCAATCGCCCGATACGGTAAACGTCGCGGCATCCAGGCTAGCCCCTACCATGGTTCCGCTGACGACCAAGTCCCCGCCGTTCGCTATCACCACATCGAACCCGGCACAGTCCCACGTCGCGCCGCTCTGGATTGTCAGGCCATCGACCGTGTCGAGGTCGTCAGATTGCGTGAACGTGCCAGCAGCCACGACAATAGCTTCTAAGTCGTAGCCCTTGGACTCGACGGCCATCGATTCCGTGAGCGTATAGCTGCCATCGCCTTTCGTGTAAACGAGAGAGCCGCCAGTGGGTGTGAATATCAGGTCCGAGAATCCACTGCCACCGATTACGAAATCTGGGTCGTTCGCCGAGTTATCGATAGTCAGATCGCCCGCAGTCGTCTCGTATTCCAGGCGGCCTATGACGTTGTAGGTGCCTGAATCGAACTGCATTACCCGACCGGCTTGGGTACCGATAATCTGGAGCCAAGTGTCGTAGGTTCCCGGCGGCAATGGCGTGGCCGTCGGATCGGGGTCGAGGATCTGGAAGACATCCACCTGGATGTTTGTCGCGGCTGCCAATACGACAGCATTGGCTCCCGTTGGCTCATTGAACACCAGCGTGCCACTCGTACCGGCGATAATGCCAGCAGCCCCGAATACCAGGCCATCCTCAAACGTGACGGTATCGCCGCCCATTTGCAGTGTGCCGTTGACGGTCAGTGTCTCGGCACCGAAGTCAGTCAAGGTCGTCACAAGGGCCCCAGTGGCGATCGTCACGGCGTTCAGTTCATTCCCGACTGCACTGCGAATCGAACCCGAGGCACCGGTCAGGAAGAGACTCGATGTGCCTGGCTCGAAACTGGTGACGTCTTTGTTATCGAATTCGGCGTCGACGATCCAGGTTGATCCATCTCCCATATCAAAGGCGTTATTGTCGAGGAGCACGTCGTTCGCTATGTTGATCACCGCGGCGTCAGCCGTATCAACGTCGCCACTGGTCACCTGAAGAAGGCCCGCCATGACGATACCGCCGATGGTCAGATCAACCAAGGTAAACTCCACGTTGCCGCCGTCCGGCTTATTGATCGTAATGCTGCCAATGGCCACGGCATCGGTGTCGATGAACACGTTGTCGGTGCCGGTCATGTTGAAGTCGGCATTGGCCCCCGACGTGAAGTTCAACGTGCCGGTCGCATCTAGGACGATGTCACCACGCACTTCGATCGGCACGTCGCCCAGCGTAATTGTTAGGACGGACGGCGTACCTGAGCCGTCTGCCGACACGAGTTCCAGATTGCCCGTGCATAGGATCGCCGGGTTGTTGGCAGACAGATCCCAGTCGAGCGTCGCGTCGCCATTCACGCCGGCCTGGACGCTCACCAGTGGCGTGTTGAAAATGTAAGTGCCATCGAGTGCATCGAAGACGGCGGAATCCGCGGCACTATCGGCGTAGAATAATAGCTGGGCAGTCGGCTCGTAGGTTCCTTCGGCAAGTATCGCACCGGTCTCCCAGTATCGCAGCCACATGTTGGCCACGGTGATGTTCGCGCTCGCGGGGAATACCGTGATCCCCTCTCCACTGGCGGCATCTTCGACGAACAGGTGGCCGTCGCCACTGATCACGCCGTCACTCCCCAACCGCAACTCGGCACCCGAGACGTTGTATTCATCATCGACCGTAACGACCAGCTCACCGTCGACCAGCGTCGTCCCCTCGGTGAGGATCGCGGTACCACCGACGGCCGATGCGGTGATCGTAGCGCCCGCTGCAATCGTAACATTGAACAGGGCCGCGTTATGCTTCGCGACTAGGGCCGCCGTCCCCGTCATTATGAGCCCCGAAGTACCACCATCAAACGTCGTCACCCCAGAATTATCGAAGTCTCCGCCTACCGCCCAGCCAGTATCCGTACCCATGCCAAATGCGTTATTATCGAGGAGCATATCCCCACCGATGCTGCAAGTCGCGTTTGTGTCAGTAAGCACGTCACCGCTCGTCGCGAAAAAGTTATCTGCCATGTTGATGTGGTCGATGGTCAGGTCCACGTCGACCAGCGTCACGTCGCCGGCAGTGGGCTTACTGATCGTGAGGTTTTCGCTCGCATTGTCGCCCAGCTCGATGTTCTGATTGCTCAGGCCCGACAGCGTCATGTCGCCGGTGCCCTTGGTGTAGGTGAGGGTGCCGGCCGTCTCGGTCCAGATCAGGTTGCCTTGGAGTTCAATGTTTGGGTTGTTGGTGTTGTTGGCGATGGTGAGGGAGCCGGCTCCAGTGTTCTCAAATTCGAGATTGCCGCCGAATGTGTAGTCGCCGCTCGATAGAGTAAGGACACGAGCGTTGCCGCTGACATTATTGACAATCGTCAACAATGAGTCGTACAAGCCAGCCGCGACCACGGATGCGGCAGTCGGCTGCACGATAGTCAGCGTAGCAACGTCAATCATTCCCGTCGGATCAAACGACGATATGCCCTTCCCGCTTCCTGGCAACTCAAGTTGAAAGTGACCATCGCCCGTAAGAAGGCCACCAGGTCCGATAACTACATCACCCGCTCCAACCGTCTTTGCGATCTTGCCACTATCAAGAGATAGCGTGCCATTCACCGTCACAAGCCCGGCGAACTTCGTAAAGGATGTAGTGACGGTTGTCGTGGCACCAACGTCTATCGTGAGGTTGAACAACCCATTGCCGCTCGCGCTAACGATGTCCCCCGTACCCCGCATGATCAAGGTAGAGGAACCTTCGGTGAACGTTCCCACACTCGCGTTATCGAAGTTCGTCGTGGTGAGCGTCCCCGTCCCCATGTCGAACTCGCCAGCCATGTCGAGGACAATCGAGGCACCGTCGTCCATGGTCAGGTCGAACGTGGCGAGGTCGAATACACCCGCATACCCCACCTGGGCAGTAAATCCAGCCAAGACCGCCGGCGCAACGTCCATGGTGCAGTTCGTATCGTCAGTCCCATCGAAGTCGACCAATACGCCGTCACCCGGCACATCGGCGCCACCCTCGCCACCTGCGCCGCCTGCCGTCGTAGCCCAGTTTGTGCTGGTATTCCACGACGTATCGGCACCGACCCAATAGAGAGTCGAATCGTCGTCGAGGACGAGCCGGTCAACCTTCAGCGACTCAGCACTTACCTGGCCTAGATCATTGTGAATAATCCGCAGCCGCAGCTCACCGCCACTGACGTAGTCGGCCAGCGGGTTCGGCAGCGAGAACCGCAAGTCCTCATCGGCGCCACCGCCCACATGGGTGAAGTCATCGGCGTCGGCATCCACGTCATCCCATGCCGGAGTACCGGAGAAGTTCCATATCTCAAGTTCAGCGCCATGCGAAGCGCTGTGTGAGTACCGGCCGTTGAAGATCACATCATACGGCCCGGCACCCACGCCAGTGTACGTCACGGTCAGTGCGAAGCCCGGCGTCGTGGTCGTCTCGGCACAGATAACGTAAGACGCATCATCGGCCACCAAGTCGCCGACAACGCCGCTCGTTTCGCCACTGATGGCCGATGGTGTGATGATCGCCATGAGTCTATTCCGGGGGTGCGGTGATTCGCTTGGACTTTGTCTTGATCTCGATGGCCAACTGGTTGACCGAGTTGTCCGGGAGGTTCGTCAGGACCTCGGTGTCCAGGATGGCATCGTGGTCGACGCCGACTACAAGGGGCAAGGCCAACATGCTGTCGGCCAGCTCGAACTTCCAGTCCTTGCCCTCGGCTTCCATCGTCTCGATAACAGTCTGGTCGACAATGACGGCCGGGACTGCGAAACGCTCGCCCTCACCGATCGGCGTTCGCGCCCCCGCTGCCCTTGACCCTTCGAGTGCCGCTCGCTTGCGTTCGTTGGCGGTTCGTGTTCTTACTCGTAACTGAGTTCCCATAGCGTTTGTTCCTTTTCGTGAAAGTTCTTTCCTATCCCCTAATCCCTCACAGCGCCAATCCGATCAGCGTACCGATGGCCGCCACGACGGCGCAGATGGCTGCCAGCCGTATGCTGCCGATTCGTCGGGTGTCTTCCAGTTGCGTTCGCGTGGCGCGCTTCGCTTCCTCGAGCCGGGCAACGCGACTACGCAACCCGGCGCCGTTGCCGCCGACCGCCGTTTCAATGTGCTTAATGCGGTCTTGGCAGGTCGGGCAGACCGCCTCGATCCGGGCGATCGACTCGCCGATGTCGCCCAGCTTCTCCCCGTGCGTGTCGAGCTTGCGACCGATCGCGTTTAACGTGTCGTTGATGGCCATGATGCGTGCTTTATCCGAATACTAAAATCAGTTGAAACGCGTCGGTGGCCGTGATGTCGACGTCTTTGACGCCGGCGGCCACGTCGGCCAGTTGACCGTGGAAGTAGAGTTCGACCGAGCCGCCGGGCGGGATGCGCAGGCCCTCAGCGTTGTTGATCGAGTAGGCGTCGCTTGCGCCGTCGGCCCAGTCGACGTTGGCCGAGGACGACGGATTGACCAGCAACATGGCCTGGAGCTTTAGGCCGGTCGCGTCGATCGTCTCGCCTAAGTCGTTGACCAGGGCGGTGAAGTCCAGCGTCTGGCCGCTGGCGTACTGCTTGGCCAGGAACTGGGTGCCGGCCGGCGTGCTGGCGGTGTTGAGCGTCTTGCGGACGTTGAACTGGTCGTAGGTCATCGAGCGATCGCCCGCGGCGGGCAGATCGGCGGCCGACTTGGTCTCCACGACCGTGAGCGCCTGTTGTAAGCTGGCTTGTATGGTCATTTTGGGGTTGGGGGGTTTGGGTTGAAAAGTCGGGGAATACCAAAAGGGATTACTCGGCCGGCGGTTCGGCCGCCTGTTCGTCCGGGGCGATGGAAATGGCGATGAGTTGCCAGTTGCAGCGGATCGCGCCGCGTGAAGGCGGATTCAGGCCGCCGACCATAATGGCCAGGCTCTGCACGCGGATCAGGCGGACGTCGAGCACGGCGACCAGCAGGCTGGCGGACGTTAGTGCGATACCGCCGTAGACCAGGTCGACCGGGTCGGCGCCCTTCAGGCCCAGGTACTGGTCGTGATAGGCCCTCGCTTCGGCGAAGTCGGGGGCGTCGACGTAGGATTGCAATTGAAACGGTGTGCCCGAAAGGCCCTGCTTCCAGATTGCCACGCCGGCGACGGCCGCGCGGCGATCGACGAGGAGTTGCTCCGACAGCCCGTGGGGAGCGCCGTACAGCGTAAGGAAATCGAATTGTCCGATTCGGTTTTCGGCCATGGTCGTTCAGGACTGACTATTCCCCGTGTTGATGTAAGGCGGCCCCGACGGCGGCCGGGGTGCGTTGGGCCTCGCGGCGGCGGGCCCGGACCTGTTCCAGGACGGCCTCTTGAGCGTCCGCTGCCCGGCCCAGATACTGCTCGACCGCCTCGACTTTCTCTTGCCGTTCGGGGTCGATCCCGGGTCGATCGAGCGGGATCGGGCCGGTGTGCCACGGCAGGAAGTAGCCGTCGCGATCGGCGTAGTTGCGCAGCGTCCGCTCGAAATGCTCCTTGCGCTTCCCCCGCACAGTCCACCAGTCGATGTCCTCGCCGAGGCGGTCGAGGTAGCCGACGCCGATGTCTTTGAGGTACTGGTCCATGTTCTTCCGCGTGTACTGCGCGTCCGCGGCAGAGCGTAGGCCGGAGATGTTGGTCTGCTGGCTTTCGGTCGAGGCGATGCGTGCTCGCTCGGCCGCGGCAATTTGTTGTGCGGGTAGCCTGCGGGTGCCGGCCTGCATGCGCCGGGTCAGCGCGGCCGCTTCGTCCATTGTGGGGAAGGCCCCCAGTGCGGTGCCGAATTGCTCGAAGGGCATGTTGCTGAAACCTTCGATCCCAATCATGCCCAGCACGGTGGCGTTGGCACCCGTCGAGGCCGGATTCTTCGCGTAGTACTCGCGCGAGAGCATCTCGTTTTCCTCGCGCCGCAGAAACGCCATCCGCTCGGTGGTCGACTTCAACCCGGTGCCCGGCCGGGCGACAAACGGCCTGCCGTCCTTGAAGTCGTACCGATCCTGCTCGGGCAGGAAGTCGGCCAGGCGCTTCGCCATGTCGGCGGCGGCCGTGCCGGACATGCGCATTTTAGGGTCGGTCATCGACTGGGAAAACGCACTGATGAGCGCAAAGGACTCGGCGGGCGTGCCTCCGTAGGCGTGGACGTTCACGGCATTCTTCACGCCGAACTCGGCCAACTGCTGCAACGTGGTCCCGCGTGCCATGCTTTGCATGGTCAGCAGCAGGCCGAGATTCGCGTCGGCATCCTGGCTGCCGGTCATTTTGCGGATATCGAGCGCGCCGGCCGTGAGCGTCGGGATGTTCTCGGGGTTGGCCGCTTGGAGTCGGGCCGAACTTCGCAGCGCGGCGAGCGTTCCCGGTCGGTCCCCCTGGGCGGCCGACAGACCTTCGGACGCGGCCTGCAAGGCGACGGCCTGGCCGAGGCCCTCGTTCGCCGCGAGCCGCTTGACGTTGGCGAAGAACGTGGATTGCTGCTTCGCGGTCACGTCGCCCAGGTTGATAATCGCGTTCTCTTGGACGCCGGCCAAGGAAATGAAATGATCGGCCGATCGCTTCTCTTGCTCTTCTTTTTGCTTGAGCGCTTGCGTGACGGCTTGGATGGCGGCCTGGATGCCGATGTAGGCCTTAGCGGCGCCGAGCGCGTCTCGCCTCATCTGCGAGAAGCCGCTGCGGGACTTGAGGCCGGCCTCGGCGCTGGCGCGGGCCATTTTGCGCTGCTGCTCGATCAGCTTCGTCTGCGCCTTCTCCATGTTCTTCATGGCACGCATGACGTCGGACTCGTCGGCGGTCAGTTTTTGGTCGATGGCCATGGGTCTAGCGTATTACTCCGATGCCGCGGGCGAACAGTTCGAGGTCGGCTCGGCTGGGTCGGTGGCCGGGCAGTCGGCCGCCGGCCCAGGCGAGGTAGCGGATGACTCGGCCGCGAGCGCCAGGTCGCGTAGTGTTTTTTTTTGCACGACCGCCTCCCACACGTCGCGGTGCGTCGGGCCGTCGATCGACATGAACAGAAGCGGGGTCCACGTGTCGCCGCCGATCAGGTGCAACACGTTCTGCATGGCCTGGCCGAAGCGATAGTTGATCGACAGGACGTCAACGCCTCGGGCCATCGCCTCGGAATTCGGGATATCAAAGACGCCGGCCGGGCGTGGGTCGTCTTCGTCGAAGTAGATGTCGACCACCGAGACCCAACGCTCCCACAGATCGCGGTACTTCTCGGCAATCCGCTCGGTCACCTCGCCGCCGGGCCCGACGTCCCAATCGCACGGCAGGCCGGTGCCGCCTAAATAGTCGCGGATGACCGGGATCGTCCACGTTTGACCGGCCAGCTCGACCGGATAGCCGGGCATTTGCACGGCGCGTGCCAGATCGGCCGGCTCGATCGGATGTTCGGTGTCTGTGCCGATCCAGAGCTTGTCGGGGATCGCCTCGGTCCACTCTTGGAACTCGGGGGCGTAACCGACCCGGATCGGCGTTTGACCCGGCGGGATCGCGCAGAGCATGACGCCGCTGGCGCCGCCCGGGCCGGCGACGACCGACTCGAAACAGGACGCATCGCGCGGGATGATCTCGACATCGCACCACGCCCGGTCGAGTTGGACGTCTTGCAACAACGACCGCAGCAGGCGACCCTGGGGGGCGACCTGGGCAAGCGTTCGCTTCGGGAAAAAGTAGATCGGGGGGGCCATTTTAGTGAGGGGGTGAGGGGGTGAGGGGGTGAGGGGGTGATTAGGTAATGGCCGAGGCCGTGGATAGGGACATGACGTGAATGTCGCTGGGGGCACCGCGGCGCGGCGCGATTCGCAATTGGGCAGCCGCCGGGCCGGCGCCGAGGCCGCCGCTGCTGCTGTCGATCGTCCAGAGGCCCGATCCGCCGCTGAACTTGATGTGCTGCTGGTCGCCGTCGGCGTAGCTGATGGGCAGGTCGGGCTTCTTGCGGCGGAAATAGCACGACCACGAAGTCAGCAGCACGCCGTCGACGCCCAGGGCCTCCCAGTTTTCGAGGCTGGCGGTGGTCGGCGTAATCATCGGGTTCATTTGGCCGATCCCGGCGAACGACGGGAAGTCCTCGCCGTCGGCGGCCTGGGTGTTGAGCGCGGCCCCCAGCGCCAGGGTGTTGTCGCTGATGCCGCCGATAAAATCGCCGTTGCATTTGACCGGTCCGAGCCCGAAATACTCGGAACCAAGGGCCGCGTTGCTGGGCATCGGCACGCCCGTCTCGGGCGTCAGCGGCACGTTCGCCAAGAACGTCGGGACCAGCGAGCAGGAGATCTCGGCCGTGGAGCCTTGCGAGGCCGTGATCCGGTCCCAGGTGAGCATGCTGCGGAGGTAGCGCAGCCGCAGGTGGCTCTCGTCGTTTTCCGAGAGTCGGGTTCCCAGGTTGACGTCCTTCTGATAGTAGAGGTCGACGTTGCCGCCGGAGGCGTCGTAGGCGTCCAGACCGCAGGCGTCGAGAATCGTTTTGAGTTGCGGGGTGGAGAAGTCGATCCGCGGCTCCAGGCCGTGGCCGCCTCGGAAGTCGGGCACCAGGCCGCCCGGCGAGAAGCCGTCGATATACTTCGCGTTCATCGACGGCGTGACGTCGGAGAACTCCGTAATCCACGTGGCGTTGGGCAGCGAAATGGCCCAAAGATGGTAGCTGTCGGTGATCATGGGATTTGCTCCGTGGCCCGTGACGGGCTTAGCCGGTAATGATGACGGTTCGTTTGTCCTTGATGGCGCGAAGACCCTGCTCGATCACACGCTGCAAGATCCGATCGAGCTCGGCCTTCTCCTCGGGGATGATTCGCAGGATTTCGTCCGAGAGATACGGCGCGTTGCGCTTGGTGAGGTTGGGCTTCATCGTGATGTAGCTTGGCGTGAACATCGTCAGCTTGGCGCGGGTCGGGAAGGCCTTGATCCACGGGTAGCTGCCCATCGACTTGGCACGGGTCAGGCCCGTCAGTACCAGGTCGTGCTTCGAGTTCAGGGCCTCCGAGGCGCCGGCCTGGATCAGGCGACCCTTGCGCCAGCGGTACTTCTCCGAGCGGGGCTTGTAGCCGTAGCGGTTGCTGGCGCGCAGCGTGAAGTGGCGGTGGCAGTATTTCTTCCACCAGGCCAGGAGGACCTGGCGGTGGGCCTCGCGGGTGATCTCGGGCAGCTTGCGGCCGTATTTCGAGGCGGGCGGGGAGAACGTGATCTTCGTGTAGATCGGGATCATGCGTCTTGGTCCCAATGCACGAGGAACTGGGTCCACCAGTAGCTGCCGGCCGAGGCGTCGTCTTGCGGCGGGTTGCGGTGCGGGCCGTCTTCCGCCTGGACGATTTGCCGGATCGGCAGCCGGTCCGATACGCCCGACATCGTTCGGAGCCAATCGAAAACCTCGCCGACGAAGGTGGCGAAGTCCAACGCCGAGCGGTTGCGGTCGTTTGGGTAACGCTCGTGATCGCTCAGGATCAGTGCGACCGAGCCCTTGCACCGCAGGAAGTTGCCGTCGGCCGAAAGCTGCTTCGGCCAGATCGCCGCGAAAGGCCGCATCCCCTTGAGCGTCTCGGGCTCCTCTTCGAGGTCGAACAGATGCACCCGTTTGACGGCCTCCGCCGCGTTGGCCGCCTTGATGCGCGACAGGAAGGCGGGGCACTCCAGCAGCAACCGGGCCACCTCCACCACGGGGACGGCGACCATGCCCTGGGCCGTTTCGAGTTGAGAGAGTTCCATCCATCATCGCTCGCGTTGCGGTCCGTATCGGGTCGGCCGGATGCGGCCGAATAACAACTCATGCTCCGCCGGGGTGACGTTCTGCCGGCTGCCTTTAAAGGTCCAGGGGGCGTCCGGCGCGTCGTCGGCCCGGAGGATCACGTCGCCGCGGGCCGGCGTATCGATGCCGCCGCGCGTGCAGTCCAGATCGCGGCACGCCTTGACCCAGATCATTTCCTTTTGGTTTTCGCCGAACTCGGTCGACACGAAGTCGAGCTCGACCGACGCGATCGTCACGTCGATCTGCCGCTCGCCCCCGCCGCCGGCCGGACGATACGTAACCGTCTCGCCGAAATGCGAGACGTTGCCGAAGATCCGGCCGGACTCGGCATGCTGGCGTCGCGCTTCCTTGAAACTGGTCACGGGCACGGCGGTTTCCTCGGGGGGAACAGCGGCCGCGCGAGCCGGCTAGGAGACGAACCGGTCCGCGCGACCCGGTGCGCGGCGATCACTCGCCGGTTTGGTACTTGACGCGGATCCGCTCGATCTTGAGCTTGGCCGAGGCGGACGTGTCGATCACGCTGCTCGACGCACCCTTCTGGATCTGGGCGAACAGTTGCAGGTTCGCCCCGTAGTTGCCCATGTCGAACAACGTATTTCGGCAGACGGGCCGCAGCACGTTGTCGCCGGCGTCGCACGAAAAGAGAACGTTGCTCTTACCGCCGACGCTCGGGCTGGGCGGGCTGACCGTCTTGACGCCGCTGGCGAAGTTGATCGAGAACCGCTTCAACGTCGAGCCCAACGTGACGCCGGTCGCCACGTCGTCGTTGTTGTTCGTGCCGTCGTCTGTCTCGCAGTTGACAGCGCCCGACCCGTACAGCCGGAAGAGGGCCAGGGCGGTGATGTCGTCGGGATCGTTCGCCCGGGCGGATACCACGCCGAAACTCAGCGAGATCGACGCATGGACCGAGGCGGAGGCCAGCTTACACCAGAAGTCGACCTGCTTGATCCGGTCGATGTCGAGGCCCAGGACGTCGCCCTGGTAGAAGCAGGCGAGTTGGTTCTCCAGCGTCGTGTCGAGGTAGAGCTCCATGAAGCCGCCGACCGCCTTGACGTGCGGAGAGCCGCCCGACGCCACGGTCGCTTGACAGAAGGGACCGCTATCGCGGCTGCCAACGTCCGGCGGGTCTTGCGCGCCGACGAACGGATAATCGAGGATCTGAGTGTGCATGATAGAACTCCCGCAAAGGTTTTGGTTGGTTGGTTGGTTGGGTGAAGGACGCGAACCGACGCGGCCGGATCACTCGCCCGCGTTGCGGACGATTTCGCGGTAGTTGTTCACGGCGGCGGCAAAACGGCCCTCAAACTGCCAGGTCCGGCAGTTGTTCTTGGGGTTGAAGTAGTTGCGGGTGACCATGTTCTCGAAGCCGCGTTGGTGGGCGTAGACGATCGCCCGGCTACCCTTCGAGAAGCCGTAGTATTTCGCGGTCGAGTGGTCGGCCAGACGCGGCTCGACATGCCAGTCGACCGAGCCCTTGAAGACGGGCGTCTCCGTTTCGACGTGTGGGGTGATGCTCAACGTGGCTGCCAACAACTGTTGCGTGGTCGTCTCGAGGTCCTCGGGGATCAGCAGGCGCCCGAGCGTCTGGTTGAGCTTCCGCTGCCCTCCGACGCCCGTCTGCTTGCGGAGCGTCAACCGCATAGCAGACAACTGCGTCGTGGTCGGCGCGGCGCCGGACGTGATGTCGTTGCCGTGGTCTTCGCTATCGAACAGGTCGATCCCGTCGACGACCGGGACGTTGCCCGTGAGGAGATCGACGCACAGCGCGTTGAGCGTGTGATCGTGGGCGGCCCGCTTGTCCTTGAGCGCCGTCATGAAGGCGTCCAGGTCGTCGTCGATGATCATCTGTGGCGTCAGGCCGAACTCGTCGCCGTAGCCGTCGATTTTGATCCAGGCGCGGTCCGTGGCCAGCTTCGATTGCTCGAAGTCGTCGCCGTCGATGTGCTCGGGAAAGAGGCCGAACTCGCCGACGCGGATCAGCGTGGCCGGCTTGAAGTCGGCCAAGGGGGAACGCTTGTGGGCCCAAAACTGGTAGGTCGTGCTGACGTATTCCGGTGGGGCCTCGAGGCTCTTGTTGGCCAGGTTCGAGAGGATGTTGGGGAAGTCGCCGGGCGTCTGGTAGGGCTGATCGGCCCCTAGGATGCGCAGTGCCTCGGGGTCGCCCAACGCGGCCCGGGCGAAGTCGTCGGGCGAACCGGCGCCGCGGATGCCGCGGACGCGGAACGACTCGCGAGCCATTTCCAACAGGCCGTGATAGCGCAGTTCGCGGGCGCCTTGGCTCATTTCGCCGGAAGCCTGGCCGGCTTGATGCAAGAGGGCCTCGACGGCCGCCTCGCCAAAACGGTCCGCCGAAGCGCCGGCCGGGATGGGGCCGACCGGGCGGCCGTTGCCGGGCGTGTTGCGCCGCTTGCCGACGTGTTCCACCAGTTGCTTGCGGAAGGCGTTCAGGTCGGTGCCCGCGTCGACGTGGCCCTGAATAAAGTCGGGGTCGATGTCGTCGCCGGCGAGCAATTCGGCGCTGGCTTGGATGTCGGCGATCCGCTGCCGTTCGGCCGCGGCGATCGCCGAAGCGTCCAGCGCGGGCGTGCTCTCGACAATGCCGACGATCTGGGCGCTGGTGATCTGGTTGCCGGCGACCGGCGTCATGGGCGTACCGGTTCCTGCGGAGTGCCTCACCGGTTCGGGTGCGATGGCCGCTGGGGCTCGGACCGGGCCGGCCTCGAGGTCGGCCAGGATCTGGGCGTCGGCCTTCTCGCCGGTGGGGACCGTGCGGCCCTGGGCGCCGTACCAGCCGCCGATGATGGCTCGCGCCGCCGTGTCGTTGACGTCGGCCAAGATGCCCATCTTTTGCAATTGGGCGGCTTGCGCCGTGTCGTTGGCGTCGGCCGCGATGAGGCCCATCTTGATAAGTTGTTCGAGAATCGGGTTCATAGTAATGTCCTTTCCGAGAGCGGAAAAAGTTGGTTCGTTGGTAGAGGAGCCGGCCGAATCGAGTTCGGCGACGACTTCGGAGAGAGTGGCGATCCGATCGATCAGACCGCGGGTGAGGGCTTCGGCGGCAATGAAATGCTTGCCCCCGCCGAAACGGTTCTCGACGGCCGCCGGCGTGATGCCGCGGAAGCGGGCGACGTCGGTGACGAATTGAGCGTAGTAGGCGTCGACCTGCTCTTGGAGCGTGGCGCGGCCCTGGTCGTTCAGCGGCGCGTGCGTGCTGCCGTCCGCCTTGTGCGGGCCGGCGAAGATGACCGTCTTTTCGACGCCCTCCTTCAAGTCGGCCGCCTGATGGTTGCAATGGAATCCGATCGTGCCGATCGATCCGACCTGGCTGGACCGGGTGGCGATCACTTCGCCGGCGGCGCTGCCGACGTAGTAGGCGGCCGAGCACATCTGCCCGGTCGCGACCGAGACGATCGGCTTCACGGTCGAGGCCTGGCGAACGGCGTCGGCCGCTTCGGGCAAGCCCAGCACACTGCCGCCCGGGGAATCGATGTCGATGACGATCGCCTTGACGTCCGGGTCGTCGACGGCCTGGTTGACGGCGGCGACGAATTGCTGGGTCGAGGTGCCGCCGCTGATCCGCATCACGATGTTCATGCGCGGAGCCAGTACGCCGTAGAGCGGGACGACCGCCACGCCGCCGATCAGGCGGTAGGGCTCGTCGTCGCCTTCGCGAGGCCGGTCGGGACCCAGGGCGGCCAGGCGGTTTTGGATCTCTTCTTCGCCCAGGTGCCCGCTGCGGCGGAGTTCGAGCAGGTCGGTGATCTCGTCCAGCTTCGCCTGCGTAATCGCCCAGGGCGTGTCGTAGACGGCCGCCATAACGTGCCGAATCTGATGTTTCTTGGTAGGTGTCTTACTGGCCGGCATCGGTCGTCTCCTTCTTGTCGGGGACGGCCGATTCGTAGTCGGTTTCCGCCAGGGCGGGCGCGTCGTTCACTCCGTACGCGGGCTCGATGCCCAGCTCGGCGGCGTACTCTTGCTCGCGCTGGCGCTGCTTGTAGACGTGACGCCAGTTTTCGCCGCGCCGCCGGCAGACGGCCTTTTGCGTGGTGAAGCATGCCTCCACGGCCTTGCGGTCGGCGTTGGTTTCCTTGTCCGGGTCGATCTGCATCAGGCCGCCGAACTCCAACTCGGTGGCCAGCCAACGGCGCCGCTGCTTGGCGAAATGCGAGGCCGTGATGAGCCCGCCCATGCCGTTGATCGCGACCATTTGCTCGATCCACGTGTAGCGGACCGGCTTGCAGAGCGTGCGGCCGAAGTACCGCTGCATCGGCTCGAAGGCCCTTTGGTCGTCGAGGTGGGCTGCGCGGGCCGAAACGTAGGTGGTGGCGCGATAATCGCGGGTCATGCGATAGCGCGAGACGTTGCCGGCCATGCACATCTGCTGGGTTAACAGGTCCAGGAACGGGCCGGCGTTGCTGTTGGGCCGGTTCGCCGAGACCTGCTCGATGTCGTCTTTGCGGCCGATTTCCGAGACGATGCCGTGGCCCAGCTTCACGGTCGGGTTGCCATGGCCGTCGGCGCCGGGCGTCTCGTCGGTCCCGTCGCCGACGAATCCGAAGCCGGCACCGGGGTTCTCTGTTTTCAAGACCAGCGTGAACAGGGCCCCGATATTCGCGGCCGTCAGCTCGGCCCCGAGGTACGTGTCCGTGTCTCTAATTGGCTGTGTCACGCTTGCGTATAAAGAAATGCCGCGGGTCGCACTGGGGCGGCCGGGCAGAATGACGTGTTGGATGTACTCAGCCGGCACGCGGACCGAGGCGCGGCCTATGGCGTGACCGTCGCCCGGGTGGACATCGAACAGGTAATAGGCGGTCGGAAAACCGTCGCGATCGACTTCGATGCCGCGTCGGACTTCACGGCGATTGCGCCGGTCACTACCGCGACCATTGCCCGCGAGCCAGTCCTTCGACGAATCGATCTGCTCGGCCTCGACCACCTGGTAGGCCAGGGGGACCTGGCGATTGCGGGCCCGGCGGCCCGTGACGTGGCACCGCAACAGCAGGCACTCGCCCGCGTCGAAGACCTCGCCGCCGAACTGCCGCTGCTGGTCGTACCAGGACGTTTTGCCGCGGACGTCGGCTTCGTGCTCGGCCCACCACTCGAATTTCTCGTCGGTGGCGACGTTGAACTGGTCCTCGAGCTCCCCGGCGATCGTCACGTTGGCCGTCATGCCGATTCCCAGGGCGAAGATATGGTCGACCAGAGTGCGGCGCAGGGCGATGATGGCCGGGGCGTTGCGTTGCAGGTCGCGAATGCGATCGGTTAGGAGGTCCCAGCCCTCGCCGATGGCCCGATCGCCGCTGTAGCGGGCCGGTTGCCAGCCCTTGGTCAGCCGCGTGCGATCGCCGCCCTGATAGGGACCGGCGACGGCTTCGATGCGGCGCGACTGGTTGCCGGCAATGGCCGAGGCGACCCAGCGGCGGGCGCGTTGGATGACGGTCGACTGTTGGCGGACGAGCATCGTCATTGGTCGATGATCTCCGCCAGAGAGAAGCGCGGAGCGCCGATACCGGCGCCCGTTTCAGCGGCCAGTTGCTGAGTCAGCTTTCGCCGCTCTTCGAACAACTCGGAGACCTTCATGCCGCGGAACGTGTTGCCCGCTTCGCCGTAGGCTTCATAGAAGTCGGCGCCGCCCCGGTTCGCCAGGACGGCGTCGATCAGTTCGATCAGTTGCGTGGTCGTGAGAATGGCCATACCCGCAAATTAGGCCGGGCAGGCCAGATCGAAATGGGACGCTTTACAGGATCTGTAAAACGGGGCGAAGATTTTCGGGAATTCTTGGAGGTCTTTACAGGATCTGTAAAAACGAGGGGACGGGGTGATCGGGTGAGGGGGTGAGGGGACGCGCAAGCGATCACCCCGTCACCCCCTCACCCCGTTCCGTCCTACCGGGCGGAAAAGTCATCCGGCGGGGGTTGATAGCCGGCCGGGATGTAGGGTTGGCGGTAGTTGCAGCCGGGTACGGGGCAGCGATCGACCACGATGCCGGATCGGGCCTCGCGCTTGCACTTGGTTTTGGGGTGGTAGGGGCAGGTGGCCGTTTCCCGGGGCACGCGCGGGGGGCGGTCGAGGTTGCTCGTGGCCCCGCAGGCGTCGCACTTGTAATAGCGGCGCTCGGCCGTCGTGGATCGGACCGTCATCGGCCCGCCGCACGCCTCGCAAAACGTCTGCCCGGGCCGCGGCTGGACCGTCTCGGGCTCGGCCGTCTCCGTCTCGACCTGCTCTTCGGGCTCGACAGGCGTCTCGTCAACAAGGTTCTCCATCGACTTGCCGGCTTGCTGGCTCCCCAGCGTGTGAGGGGGCAGTGGTTCCGGCTTCGTGGCGGTCGGTTGGTTCGGTTTCTTCTTGGCCATATCGGTTCTCCGTTAGGGTGATTGGGTGACGGGGTGACGGGGTGACAATCGCTTGCGTCACCCCGTCACCCCCTCACCCCGTCACCGCGCAGCAAACCCCTCCTGCGGTTCCCTCACCGACACATCCGCGTCGACCGGTGGCCTCCGCACGGGCATTCGCCAATGGCTGGCGTCCCAGTCGCCGCCGGTGATCATCTCGGCGATCGCGTTGGCGTAGACCTCGCAATCGAAGTAATGGTTCGGCAGGTTGTGGCTGATCAGGTTCCAGCGCAATACCTTGCGGCCGTTGACCAGTTCGAGGGACTTGGTTTCGGCGGTGATCTGGCGCAGGTAGTCTTCGCCGTGGTCCGTCTGGAGGATGTCGGACGGGAGCCACCAGCCGCCCGGTTGGGTCGGGTCGGCCATCATCCAGCGATCGGCGATCTCGGACTTGAAGGCGTTGGTTTCGAGTCCCCAGGTTCGCGGGTCGTCTTCGTCGATCCGGCCGGTATGTACGTCGCGCTGGGTCTTCATGGGCCGGTAGAGGCTGCCAGGCGTTATTTGAGGGTCGCCGAAAACGGCCAGCACGCGGGGGCCCGGGTGCGCGGCCAGGAAGGTGGCCACGTCGGTTTGCCGGTAGCCGCGATCGATACCCAACATCCGGACGGCCAACTGCTCGAAGCCGCCCGGGTTGACGCCGTCGACCGGGAAGCGGCGTTGCAACAGGACCGGATCGATCTTGGCCAGGTCGCTGGCCAGGCGGGCCTCGGTCGCGTCGCTGTCTTCCTCGCCGCCCAATAAGTCTTTGGGCAGGTAGCCGAAGTCGACCAGGGCCGACGTCTTGCCGTCGCCCCAGCCGCGGACGATCCAGTAGCAACCTCGCTCTTGGACGTCGGAGGCGGCGGTGAGGAAATAGCACCACGCGGGGATCGTGCCCCGGGCGTGGCTGCCGGCCAGACGAATCCCCAGGTCTTTCCAGCGGGGCGTCTTGCCGCGGGGGATGAACGCCCGGCCGAGCCAGTCGTTCCAGAAGCGGCACAATAACTCGGTATCGTCGCGGACGGTCAGCCACTTCTCGGCCATGTCGCCGAAGCCGATCGTGGAGCTCATCAGCGAATTCAACCGGAACCCGGCGTGTCGGCCCGGATAGGTCGGATTGCCGACCCGCTTGCCCGCCTTGTTGACGGTTTGGCCCTCGGCCGCCCACACGCCGCGACGGACCATGTCGTGTTTCTGATCGGGCTCGATCCGGCAGCCCCTTTCACATAGGTAGTAGGCGTTAAGACGAGCTTCCTCGGGGGAAAGCCATTTGTCGGCATCGTTTTTCATGCCGGCCACGCCGCCGTTGCCCGCGTAGGGGCCGTGGCGGTGCGGGAACATCCGCAACTCTTGATGGTGACCGCAGACCGGGCAGGGCACCTCGAATGTGCGGCGATCGGATTGCTGGTAGGACGCCTCGAGGTAGGGCGAGGCGCCGACCGGCGTCCCCTCGACGATGATCGTCGTGCCGCCGGGAAAGGCCTTGACGCGCTCTTCCACGAAGGCGGGCGACTTCTGCCAGCGGTCGGCCTCCGAGGCCAAGACGATCCGGCAGGCCCGGCCGCTCATGCGTTGCGAGCTGCCCGACCAGGCCAGGAAGATGCGGCACTTTTCGAGGTCGATGATCCGCTTGTTCCAGGCGGCCCGCTCGGGCACGCGGTCGCGCAGGGCGGGCGAGGCCAGGGCCCGGGCGTAGATCTCGTCGCGTTGCTCGGTCGAGTAGATCTCGTCGGGCCCGGCCAGCATCATCGGCGCGCGGGCCACCTCGGCCTGGCTTAGCGCGATGGCTCGAATGAACTCGGTCTTGCCGATCTGGCTGCAACCGATGATCGTGACCTTGCGGATGTCGGGGTCGTCGATCGCTTCGAAGATATCCAACAGGAAGGCGTGGTCCTGCTGGACGTCGAAGCGGCCTGGCGTGGCGGCCGTCTCGGACGGGATCCGCAGATTCTGCTCGCACCATTGCCAACGGATCGGACGGGGCGCCGGGGTCCAGGCCTCGGCGCCGGCGGCGAGCAGATCGGCGTAGGGTAGCAGGGCAATGGCGACCATAAGCAGGTGGCGGATCATGCGGCTTGCGGTGCCTCGCAGTCGAGGACCTCGCGGAGGACGGATTGTCGGGTCTTGTCGGCCAGGCCGGCCGTGGCGGCGCGGATCAGGTCCAGCCGGTGGGCCCGGGTCAGCTTGTCGGCGCCCTGGACCTCGCCGGCTCGGCACATATCGGCCAACAGCTCGCAGGCGTCGTCCAGCAGCCGGGTGACCGTGGCACGGATGCGCCGCTTGATTCGCTTGGGCGTCTTCACGGGCAACTCGGCCAGGACCAGGTCGGGGACGCGCTCCAGAACGGACTTCGCTTCGTGGACGTGACGAACCAAGAGCCGGCGGACCTGGTCGAGCTCGACCAGGTTGCCCTGAAGTATCGCCAGACGCAGGGCCTTCGTTTCGACCTCGATCTCGATCAGCCGCTCGCGGGCTTGCGAGGTGGTCGTCGATGTGCCGGACGTTTGGCCCTGTTCCTCGCGCCACAGCTTGACGGCGTCGAGGTTGAAGTAGCCCGGCTCGCCCGGCATGCCCTTGTTCTTCCAGTATTGAACGGTCCGCTCGCTGACGCCGAAGTGATTGGCCACGTCGCCGTAGGAGCCGACGACGTTTTCGGCCTCGACGATGCCCTTGCGCAAGAGCCACTCGCGGACCGCCTCGTCGTCGAAGACGTAGACGCGGCCGTTGCGGCTGTGCGGCATGCCGCGCTTGACCCATTTGCCGACCTGCTGGCGGTTGACGCCCAACGCTTTGGCCAGTTCGTCGCTAGTCATCCGACGACTTTCAGTTTCAGGTCGGATAAGGGGGAAGCCGGCTCGGCCGGCGGTTCGGCGGGCTTGCCGGACGACTTGCCGGCGTCGAAGACCTCGGGCAGTTGCTTCGTCAACCAGAATTGACAGGCCCCGACGTGGCCCGCCTTGGCCTTGTTCAAGAGGGCCTGGGAGACCAGGGCGTCGACCAGCGCGGCCGATTGCTTCCACGCGCGGCCCAGCTCCGTGTTCTTCAAGAGATCGGCGAAGTCGTCCGGGGCCATGTCGACCAGGGCGGCCGCCGTGGGGATCGCCAGGCCGAGGGCGGCCAGGGCCTTGATGATCTCGACCGGATCGTCGGAGCCACCGGGCGTGAGCCGCTTGACCAGCGAGACGTCGAACGGGGGCGGGGCAGCGGGCGGCTTCTTCGGTGGGGCCGGTTTGGTTTTCTTGCGGGTCATGCGTCGAGCCTATTTTGGAAACCTGTGGCCGCAGCTCGGGCACTCCGTCATCCCCGCACTATCGTCGCACGAGTCGTCACCCCCTTGCCCATCCGCACTGACCGTATCGGCGGCGGGGAGCAGGCCCTCGACGAGCGTCGATAGGGCTTCGCTCTGGAAGTCGAGCTCGGAGGCCAGCGCCGAGAGGGCGTCGGCGTCGGTCTCGGCCATCGCCGCCAGTGGATCGACGACCGCCAAGAGCTTCAACTCGTCCTCGTCGGTCAGGTCGAGGATCAGCGTCGGGATCTTCGCGTCGGGCGATTCCTCCACACGCAAATGGCCGTCGATCAAACGTAACGTGCCGTCGGGTAACTCACGCGCCAGACAGGCGTCGGCGAAACCAACCTCCGCCAAGATCCCCCGCAACGCCTCTCGCTGCGCCGTCGGATGCGTCCGCCAATTACGCGGGTTCGGAAGCAGGTCCTTCGCAGGGACCCGACGAAACGACCTGATACGGTCCTGGATCTTCATACGGCCTCAAGAAGCAGAATGGAAGAAGAAGCGCGAATTTCACCTCCGCGCGCAAAAAGCCCCCCAAACACTAGGGG